TTGCAACTAGAGAATAAAACAAAAAAAGCCCATCCTATTAACTAGGATGGGCAAATAAAGCTCAATGAGTAAATATGTTTAGTCGAGTAGCAATTCTGCTCGTTCCGACTCTTTGTTCATTGACTTTACAAATATAGATATAAAAATCATCATATTCAAAATTTGGAAATTACAAAAATAATTATTATCTTTGATGCCGAATAATGAGATATGAATATTTATGTTTAACTTAAAAATAATCGGTTATTATGAAAATTAAAAAGTTTAACGATACCGCTGCTCGTAAATTCCAGGAAGGCGGTCAAATGGTGGCTACTGAAGCAGCTCCTGCAGAGGAACCAATGCCTGCTGAAGGTGGAGAACAGGATCCTTTGATGATGATTGCTCAAATCTTTGCGCAAGGTCTTCAGGAACAGAATTGTGAAATGCTAGCTAAGGGTGCTCAAGCATTCCTTGAAATGCTTCAACAATCAGCTAGCGCAGAACAAGCTCAACCAGTATTCCGTAAGGGTGGCAAACTTGTTCGTAAGTAATTTAGATTTTAGAAACTTGACTCGGGATTGGGACACTCAGTCCCGAGTTTTTAAATATATAACACATGAGTCAAGTTAAAAAATTAAAAACTGGAGAAAAGATACCAAAACATGCGACTGGAAGTATAATCATTGATGGTACTAAATTTGAAGGAGAAGATGCAATCAATGAATTTGGAAAATGAGCTGGACAACAAAACGATGACTCTGGTGCACTTAGTGACGTATATAGAGCATTATTAAATGGTAGAAATCTTGTGTATACTTCTGGAAACAATACAATTAGTGGGTTAGAGGATAGCGATATTAGTGCTGACGATCACGCTAAAAAGCATTTATCTAAACCCGATGAAGGTAAATTTAAAAAGAAGTGGCAAGCTACTTGAGGACACGATGAACATAATTATAGAAAAGGTTTATCTAATCTTCAGTGGTTTACAACTCAAAATCTTCATAATGATAATAAATCAGAAACTCCTAATGATTTAATTAATATTAGTGGTGATTCTGGATGATTTACTTGAGACGAAAATGGAAATCTTACTCAAGATCCAACAAACTCTTTGCTTTTAAAAAGAATCAATCAGGTTAGAGATTATTTGAACTCTGATACAGAGGGAAGAAAGAAATACAAACATAATTTTAGTGATAATTCTATTGCTGCATTAGACGCATTTAAAGAAGATGCAAGAAACGATTGAGGCAATTACACACAAACACTTTTAAACGCAATTAACAGTAATAATCTTTCTGATGATCAAAAGAAATGATTGGCGTTTCTTAATATCGGAGAAAATATTAGTGATGAGGATCGTATAAATAAAGAAACTAAAAAGAAGTGAACTGATTCTGGATGAGGGAATCTTTATGATAGACTTGGAAATGTGGCTACTTTAAATGATGATGGTACATTAGAATTGAATCCAGGACAAACTTGAGGATGAAACCTTGGAGATTTGGATGGTTCCAATATTTGGTTTAATGATGATTTTTATAAATCAAAATATGCTGCAGATGGATCAATGGATGCTTTTAAAGGTCTCACATTGTATAATAATAAGCTATATCAATCCGATAATCCAACACTATCAAGAATATTGAATACAGAAGGAGGATTTAATTCTCGTATGAAATCTGGAGATTGGGTTGGCGCAGATGAATTAATTAAGACTAGATTTACAGATGCTGCAAGAGAGAACCCTGAATTTTTAGATAATAGCAAATATTCTGAATTTTTATCTAATAATCCAACTTATATGTTCTCTGATTTAACTGGACTATATGATGTAGATGGTATGGGTTCTACTGACCAGTTGATTCAGTATTATGATTTAAATGATAATTCTTTTAATGGGGCGTATCGTCGTTATGCACCAAAATTCGCAATTCTTGATAAAAATGGCAAATTACTTCAAGAAATTACTGATTCATCATTGTTGAAAAAAATACTGAATGGAAAAGTTAGAGAATCTGGTTTAACTGCACATCCAAGAGTTGTTGGTACTGGAAACGAAGCATATGACGGCAAATATTATGAAGATATTACTGGAAAAAATGGAAAAGTTTCTGGATTTAGAATTTATCATGATCCAAAAGACCCAAATGGAAATGTTATTTTGCATATGCCAAAAATTAAAGGCTCTGGGTTAGATGAAGATGCTGATTTGGTTTTACCAAAAGAATTAGCACAAATTTTACTGTCTAATGATAAATTATGGGATAATATTGCAGGTAATGCTCAAAATAAAAAGAATTTTATCTCTGCTATGTCAAAATTAATTCAATCACACGCAAGAATAGGTAGTGATATTAATCATAATAATGTTCTGCGTGCTATTGGATTTTTTGGGCCGCTTGGATTATTGGGATCAGAACGACAGCAAATGAAGAAGCTTGGATTTAAAGATGAAGATCTAGATAATATAATGAAGGCTTTACGTGAAGCTAGAAGTGGAAGTAGGGAAGATAGACGTGAAGATTATATTGCTTATACTCCATCAGAATTAAAGAGACTTGGTGGCAAAATAGAAAATCTTCGTAAATTCCAAGATGGTGGAAAAGCCGGTGGTACTACTAAATCAACAGCCGTTTCTGAAAAAAGAGTTGATGCTAAAGTGAAGACTCCACAAAATGCAGCTGGTTTGTTAGAAATAGGTAGTGATAATTGAACAGATGATGATACTAAAGATTTGATGGCATTAGGTTTAGATCTTGGTTCACTTGGATTTGCTTTTAATCCTGTAACATCTGGTATTGCTGCTGGAACTGGTGCTGCCGCTTCTACACTTAGATTTGCTGCAAATAGAGGACGTGGTACTAGAGGTGCTGGTGGACAGTATGTTCTTGACCTATTAATGGATGCTGCATCTCTTGTTCCTGGAATGAAGGCATTTAAAACTGCATCTAAAGTAAAAAAGGCATTACCTACACTGTTAAAACTTGCTTCTGTTGCCGGATTAGGTACGGCGTTTGTAAATACTGCTAATAAAATTGCAAATGGAGAAAAATTTACTGTTCGAGATGCATCTATTCTTGTAAATGGTATTACTGCTGGTGTAAATATTGGAAAATCTGGTGGATTTGGAAGAAAAGCCAAAAAAGTTACAGAATTTGTTGGTAAAGAACCAACTGTAGGATTTAAAGCGGGAGAGAATGGTGCTAAACCAGAAGGTGTTGTAGAATCATTAAAATTAGATAGAACAAAATTATCAGAGGTTGATTCGCCAGAAGCATTTAAAAAATTAGTTGTAAGTACTGCTAAGAAATCAGGAGATAATAATGTTACTTTAGAAAACGTTGCAGATAGATACGATTTAAGTTCATTTATTAGCAACAATGGAAAGAGTTGATCTCCTTCTTGAAATCCTAAGAGTTGACTAAAAATAAATAAAAAGGGTATTGAAAAGCTAAATGATAAGGCATTTAACCTAAAAACTGAAGGTAAACGTGTAGAATTTACTCCAGAAGAAATCTCTAAAATGAGTGCTTTTGAAAAGTGGCATAGAGGCTTAACTGGGTACAATCAAATGTATAATAAAACTATACTGGGTGAAAATCCAGGAAGTTATACAACAGTTAGAAAAACCGTTTCAGTTCCAGATGTAGTTAAAGTTGGATCAAAACAAATTAGATTTAGCAAAGCAGAACAGCAATTACTACAAGAAACTCCTGTTATGCAGCAATTTAATAAGTTTAAAGAGCTAGCTAGAGCAAAATCTGATTCACTTACAGATAGTGATTTAGAAACTGCATTTAGAGGATTATTAAAAGAAACACCTAAACGTTTTGATATTGTTTTTGATAGAGATTTGACAACAAAAACAACTGGACAGCAACCATCGTGATATAGAGGTAGAACTGAAGGATTATCAAGAGTAACAGATCAAGAAGGAGTTACAACTGCAACTAGACGTAGATCTTATGATACTAGAATGGGTGTTGCTAGACCGCATATAATTCTTCCATTAAAACTTTCTGGTTATGAGGAACTTGCTCCAGAATCTATAAACTATGCGCCATATTATAAGAAAGGTGGTAAAATAGAAAAGGGGCAAAATGGAATTATAACTAAAAATGGAATTGTTGCTCCAAATAAAGATGCACGTTACGGTGTCAATTTATCTGATCTATTAAATACATCAACAAGTAATATTGCTGGATTAAATGGTGAATCTATTGTTAATCCAACTACTCGTCCTACACTTACAAATAGAATTGGTGGAAATACTTCTACTCAATCTGTTAGTGGTATCATTGGTGGTACAACTGATAGCGCGTTTAGACCAAATTGGGATCAAATTATAAATCTTGCAAGAGGGGCGTATCAATTAAGGCAATCAGATAGACAATTAGAAGAAGAACTTAAACGTACACCATTTTTAAAATCTGCATATCAAAGACAAGGACTTAGATTTACAGAAAGTGGAGAAGCAAATGCTCTAGAGCAATCTGCAAATCGTTTTGTTCAAAATGCTCCAAGCCCAACAAGTGATTATGTTCGCTACAATGCTATGCAGCAGCAAAATATGGCACAGGCAGAAAATCTTAGACAACAAGCAGATAGAGTTCGTTCGCAAGAGTTTAGTAATTATCTAAAGAGTTTACTTGAATATAATGAAAAATATAACTTACTAGATAAGCAAAATGCTGATGAAAATGCATATAACATTTGAAATGATAAGAATACTAAGATAACTGCAAAAACTGGCCATATTGCGCAAAATGCTGGTATTGTTAATAATATGGGCTACAAAGCAGAAGAACTTCTTAATAGAGATAGGAAAATAAAAGGGCAAGAAGAAATCTTTAATGATACAATGAAAGCTTGGAAAACCTATAAAAACGCCGTTGAAGGACTTGATGTGACAGATCCTAAACAAATTGAAAAAGCACGTCAGTTAGGAGAATTATATCAAATTGCTATTCAAAGATCTAAATTTAATCATCCTGAAGTGATGTATAAAAGTGGTGGTCAGGTTAAGATAAAAAGAAATTCTTCTGATTCTTGAATTAGTTCGCACACAAAAGATACACAATCATATTTAAAAGATCTAAATAAAACCGTTAGAGATTTGCTTTTAAAAATTAAACCATAAATGAGAATAAGAAGGTATGAAGTAGGGGGTATTACATATACCCCCTTTGTGCCTACTCAAGCGGTTTCTTCTGGAGCCGCATCTTCGTCTGGAAGTAGTGATTCTTCAGACAAAATATCCGGCACAGTAAAGAAAGAAATTATAGATATTTTAAAAGAAAATGGAATTCCAAGCGATGTAGAATCATTTTTACAATCTGCACAAACTCTATTGGATAAATCTAAACATCTTACTGCATATAGTCCGTTTGGAGGAGATAGTGATGATTATGATATGTCTGATATAATAAGAATTCAATCTTTAGCAAATAGAGTTAAATTCAATAAAACACAGTATGACAATGCTACAAAAAGATTAACTGATGAATATGCTTGAAGTGAAGTAGCATTAGATAATAAAGGTTTTATGTATGCATTTGATCCAGAATCTAAAGATATAACTAAGATAAGTGCATCAGAATATCATAATGATCCATCTAAATATCAATTATTAACAAATTCAGATTTACTTAATTATAGAGAAAATTATAAACCGTTTGATAATTCTAGTTTAGCTGATTTGCAAAATGCAGTTGGAATGAAATCTATTACAGATTATGTTAGAAGTGTAATTAAAGATTTTGGAAAAGGTTCTATTGAAGGTTATGCAACTAAAGATAAAGATTCAATATTAAATGGTTTTCATTTTTTAATGGAGAATGGCCCAGATGGATTTTATAAAGTTAAATCTGAGAATCAATTAAGAGATGTAAATCGAGCCTTAACATATCTTTATAATACTCTACCTGAAAACATGAAACAATTACTTCGTGCTAAAACTGCTGCTGAGGGTGGAGATCCAAACGGGAAGGATAGATTTGAATTACTTGTTCAAGCATTATCTGAACACACATCTTATAACTATTCTGCTGAATTTGATAAATCCGCTTCTGATTTTGATCCATTACAATCTGGTAAGAAGGGTGGGAGTTCTAGTGAGCAGAAAGTTCCAGATACATATCTTTATAGAGTTGCCTCATTAAATGGCCCAAGGAAAGATGTAATGCTTGCGCCCAAAGGATCTAAAATAGCAGATACTGGATTAATGATAACTATGGGTATAACAAATGGTGCTGTTGTGGACAAAAATGAACAACGTTTGGGCCCTATGTCTTTAACTGAAATGTTACAAAATGCAGAAGCAGTTAAGGCTGCTGATGCTAGTACAGTAGTATTAGGTAATCGAGTATTAAATGATTCTGAATATGGTGCTGTTATGTTTGATGGTAATACTGAATGCAATACTGTAATTTTACCTTATACTTATGATAATGGTAGAGTTGTACCAGACTTTAATACGTTTGAAAAATTCAACGAACTACAAAGGGCTATTGCTAATAATCGAAATTTACCAAAGATGGAAATAGATAGAATGGCAAGAGACTTGGGATTGAATTCTGATGAATATTATTATAATTCTGAAACAAATGAATTAACTCTTACTAAAACAATGCCATTTTTGTCCTTTGGCGCAATTGTTGGAGATGATAGTTTGGATTTATCAAAAGATAATAAAAGATATTTATCAAAAATAGATAAATCTACTGGTAAAATGTATGTCAATCAGTATAATAATATGCTAAAATATGGCAAGATTCAGCGTACAAAATCAGATGTAAAATTAGGAGCCTATGATAAAGCAACAAAAGGAGATTTTTATCGTGGTCTTATTTATATGGCTATGCCTGATGCTTATCGCGGAGCGCATCTTTCATTAAATCAATATATGAATAAAGATGATTTAACTGAATTTGGAAGACGTACAGAATTAAGACAACAGCAAGTTGAATTACAAAGACAAATACAAAACGCTAATGGAAATATAGGATCTTTTATATATGAATAAAAAGAATGATTGGTTAGCAGCAAATTTAAATAGACCTGATTTCTCAATGGATGATATGTTTGCTGCAGGAATTACTCCAGATAATACAGGTCTTCAGGATAAAGATTATTATAAAGGAATAAAGCAGGTTCAAGAAGCATTTAAGAACAAGAATGGAGAATTTGATGAAGCCTTATTTGATAATTACTATGATAGCGTAAGTAGAACATATAATGAATTTTCAAGATCTAATTTTGAAAAGAATTTATTAAATAACATGGAATCATCTCCATATGACATATTTGCATTAGAAAATCCTAATACTTTTGATTGGACTGTGAAAATGGTTAGAAACAAAGATCCACAGCGCCATCAAATCGGTATGTCTGGAGTAAATGTGACAGGTGATCCTTCTTGGGATGAAAGAGAGGTTGCACAAGCAAATTTTGTTAGAGATGAAAATGGCAATGCATTAGATTGAACACCAAATGACAAAGGTTTTTGAGGAGCTCTTACTGGAAAAACTTTAGTTAAAGCTGCTTGGGATGAAGACGGTTATCATGAAGAAAATGGAAGACAGGTTTTTCATCATAAAGGAGAATCTAAATATGATGAAAATGGAGATCCTTACTATGAGCTTTTAGGCGGACGTTCTGTTTATGGAAAAGATGTTTTGCATGTTACCGATGTTATCAGTAAAGATGACTCTTGAGCAAATCAATTTGATTTTCTTGATAGCGACTCATTAGATAAAAGTGTTGGAAAAACTATTGCTAAAACTGCTGCAACTATTGGAATGTGAGCAATTCCTTATGTTGGGCCTTGACTTGGCGGTGTAAAAGCAATAATGGATATGTCGTCTGTATTACCAGTTGTAGGAAAATCAATAGATAGTTTTATTAGTGGAGATACTGATAATAAGTTTGGAGAGTCTATGAATAAGTGAGAAGGATTTATGTCTAGATTCGATAGATCTCAAACACAGTATGCACAAGAACATCAATGAGCTTTTGAAAATATTGGAGACATGATTTCCAGTACCGCTGGACAACTTTACAGTCAAAGATTAATTGGGCAAATTCCACTTCTATTTAAAAATCATTTTGACGACCTTGGTAAATTACAAAAAATAGGACAGGGTTTATCTCTTGGATATATGGCTTTAACGTCTGCAGAAGATTCTTATCGAACTTTTAAAGAAGCTGGTGCTAATGATGTTACAGCAGGGCTAGGATTTTTAGGTACTGCTGGAACATTATTTGGATTAATGCAAATGGACTATTTTAAAGATTGACTTTTTAAAAATTCAAACATTGGTTTTGATCCGGAAATGCGTTATGCTTGAAGACAGTTTGCAAAAGAAAAAGCTGATGAAATTACGAAAGAGTTTGAAAAATCTGGTCTAACTTTAGGTAAAAAACTTACTAAAGAAGGAGAAAAGAAGTTCTTAGGAAAATGGAAAGACAGCGTAAAAGAATTTACCGATAAATATCTTATTACTGGAAAAGCTTATCCAATGACCAAGGTATTTGCTAATCATGCTTTAAATGAGGGTATAGAAGAAGTTACTGAAGAAGCATTTGGTGATATGATAAAAGCTATTGCTCTTGGTGCTCAAGAATTGGGATTAAATGTAACAGAGGATAATATTGATAAATTAGACTTTGGATTTTCTCCTGAAGAAATGTTCAATCGTTATATAACCTCGTTTGTTGGTGGTGCTGTCGGTGGTGCTGTATTTGAAGGTCTTACTAGATGAGAAAACTATTGGAGAAATCCAAATGCAGACAATCTTCTTGATAAATCTGCAAGAAATAGACTTATTTGATATGTTGCCAATGGTTATGGAAAAGATTTACGTAAAGCGCTAGAAAGAGAACGTAGAAATGGAAATTTAGGAGATAAAAATCTAACGTTCGATTTTAGAGAAACAACTGATGCAAAAGGTGATACTCAGTATGTTTCTAAAGCTGCTACAAAAAATGGAGACAATCAAAACGAACAAATGTATAGAGCATTGTCTAATATGCTCGATGCTATAGAATTTGAAGCCGCATCATTGAGAATTTTAGATTCAGATGATAAAATACTACAAGCTGCTTTAAAAAATGATGATTTATCTACTGTAGCATTAAAAAATATGCAAGAAGCAGCCGAAAAAGAAGGATTAACATTAGAGGAATTTAAAAAGAAACATCTAACTAGTTTATCTCAAGAGGTAATGGCTAGTGATGGTGTAATGGATGCAATATTTAGTGACGTTTATTCTCTAAAGGATCGAATTTTTACATTACAAAGTGCTATAAAAAATAGAGAAGCCGAAATTAGAAAAAATGAAACAGATCAAAGTAGAATAATAAACGATGAGCGCGTTAAGAATGATGAAGTCATAAATGAGTTGAAGAAACAACAAAAAGAAGCACAAGAAGAATACAAAAATATAATGGAAGGTAAACGTGCTTCAGAATATATAGGACTAGCTTACTTTATTCACGATAATCAATTAACACAACTGTATTTAAATAAAAATGCGGATGATAAAAAAGCTAGTAACGATTGACAACTTTATGCTTTAGAAAGATATGGTGTAAATTATGAATCCTTGCCTGACAATTTAAAAGATTTTATTAAAACTGAATTTTCTGCATTTTCTACTGCAAAATTGCAACCAATGCTTAGAGAGGCATATAATATACATAAAGCAATGATGTATAGAGTTAATGATACGTTAACTTCTAAGAAAGCAGAACTTGATGGGCATACAGTTGATACTGGTTTACAAGATCAGACTGTTTTTCAATATTATTCTCAAGAAATTAATAAGTTACAATACATATTGCAGAATAAAAAGAGGCAGTATGAAGCGCTAGCCGACAAAACTAGTGAAGATGCAATTAAATTGCACGATGAAATAGATGAAGCTGAAAAAGAACTAAATCGTTTAACATTAGCTGTTTCTACTTCAGATCCAACCATTCTTCGTAGAGCAATATCTTTACCTCACAATAAAATCACTGGTGATAATTTTATTGGAGCACTTCCATACTCTTTTTCATCTGATTACACATTATCTTTAAGTGAAATAAAAGAAACCATCACTAAAGCAAACAAATATTTAGATTACCTTAAATCAAATAAAATTATTAAAGCCGAAGATAATCCTGTTGTCAAAAATGTATTAGATTCTGTTGCAAGAGCATATCGTCAACATATAGATTCTGTTATTAACAGATATAAAAAGGAATCAAATGATCTTAAACTTACTAGAGATTACGCACCAATATTAGATTCTGTAATAGAACTAGGATTTGATGTTGATGGAGAAGGGAATGTTGATTCTATGTATAATACATTAGAAGAAGGTAATGTTTTTGAAGATCGTTCTGATCCTAATGTAAAACTGGCTGTTGAACTTTATAATTTAAAAAAATTAAAAGCTCTTAGGAACAAACTACAATTAGCTGAAGCTATTCCTAGTATTCAATTAACAGATATAGAATCTGCGCATCTAAATAATTTTTCTAATATTGAAGATTCTGAATTAGATTCTTTAATTGCAGAAAAAACAGAAAATCTTAAACAAATTATAGAAGGAATAGATTCTATTAATTTTCTCGATAGAACTGGTCGTGCATTTGAAGAACAAGAAAATGCTTATCCTCAAATTGATGGTGATGATAAACTTCTTAGTAAAATAACAGATCTAATTGAAACAATTCGTACTAATCCATCTAAAATTGGAGAAAAGGTAGAAGCAATTAAATCTGAATTAAATGCTATCGGAAACGATGATGAGACTAGACAACAATTAATTGATCAAATTTTAGGTGATATTGAATCTGATACAAGTGAGCTTCAAGCTTTGATAGATAAAGAAGCAGAATTAACTCCGTCTCCTGTAGCTGATTTGCTAGAGTGAATAAATATTGAAATTGGTGGTACCCAAATGCCATTAATTGATTATCTTAGAGATGAATATAAAGGTATAAATTCTAGAGAAGCTTTAGATTCTTATCAACTTGCAAATCAAAGTGCTAGAGATCAATTAGAACGTATTCAGGAACTTCTTCCAATTGTTTCTGCAATAATACAATCTTCCGGTAATGGTGGAATGAGTCAAGTTCTTAACATCTATAGAGATAAAGATGGATTGGAAGAACTCCCAGTATTAAGTGAAGATCAAATGTTAATTTACGTAAAAGAATTAACATATATAAATAATAGAATTAATCAACTTATAGCATTAGATGAAGCAAATGTAGAAAGTAATGCTGAATTACAAATTCAAGCACAATTAAACATGCGTCCTAAGTTTGTAAGGAAGTTTGTTGGTGACGTACATTCTCCTGGTATTCCGAATAGAATTCAAGAAGAATTTGGATTTGATATTGAAGCATTATGGAGAGAAGTTAAGGGTGATGTAGATTTAGATAATGTAACAGGAGACAATTATAATGAGTTCTTTGAAGCTGTAATCAAGTGGGAAAAACGTGTTTATGAAGAATTCCAAAAAAATAGAGGGGAATTAACTGAATTTGAATTAGGTGAAAAAATAGGATCACTATTTACCAACTTAGTAAATGATGGTGGAAAATATGATGCTGATCCAAAAACAGAGCCAACAGACATGGCACTAGCGTTATATTTCCAATCTATTGTTGGATTTGATCGGTTCCATGAATTAAACAAATCCAAATTTAATAGAGACGAAAATTATGCCTTCGATTCTCAAGAGCTGGCAATTAGAATGGCATTTACTGCTTTTCTTAATCCTGGCATATATAACGGTATAATTAGTAAAGTTAAATCTCATTCTGCTGATGAAGATGGTGCTGCTACAAATTTAATGTCTCGACTTACAAACATAATAACTTGTTTAGGTGAAAATGGAACTGGTAAGAGTAAGATTGTTGCCGTTAAAGTGATAGATTTACTTAGATCTACTGGACGTAGTATCGGAGTTGTTGGAACTACTCAATTTGGAACATTATCTGAGGGCCGACTTTCTGAAATGAAAGAAGAACTTGGATTGGATGATGCGCACACAAAACCTCTTGCTGAAATTATTGCTCTTTTAAATGACGGAAAACAATTTGGACCAGATGATTATGTTAAACCGCAAGAAAATACTACATATAAACCTGGCAAACTTTCTGAGGATAAATTAAAGTCTATAAACTCTAACAAACTTTCTGAATTATATGGTGATGAAGATATAAAAATTCTTGTTTTAGATGAAGGTACGTTTGCTAGTGAGGCTGAATTACAAGCATTAAGTAAAGCTGCTTCAGAGAAAGGAATTATGATTTTTATTACTGGAGATTTAAATCAGCAATATAGAGTTATTCAGTATTATGATTACGATAACAAAGGAAATAAATCTATCGCAGAAATCTCATCTGGTCTGGAAGATTGTATTTATGGAGCAACGCCTAAATTAACAACTTCTATGAGAGTAAACTATAGAGGTAAAAGAAATAATGGGCAAAAGCTAAACTTTGAAGTAAACAAATATGTTGCTAAGTTTAAATCTAACCCTCTAATGACAACAGATCAAATAATTGATTCTGGAGATGTAGTAGATATTGCTCTTGAATATCATGATACTGGTAAAGGATTCTTTGGCGATAAAGTTGTTGAACAAGGTGATGCTATTGAATATGTAAAAAAGTTTGATGAATATAGTAAAGATTCAAAAAGAAAAAAGCCAAATGTAGCTATCATTACTGATAACGAATCAAAATATAGTGCTTTAAAATCAGACAATGTTGAAATCTACAGACCTGACGATGTACAAGGTAGAGAATTTGATTACGCTGTAATCGATGTCGATATGTCGAAACCTTTATATTCTGCTAAATTTACAAGATTAAAAGGTGTTAATACTTGATTATCTCGTGCTAGAAATGGGGCTGTAATTGTAAATAAACCTGAGATTTCTGCATCTGGTTTTAAATTTACTTCTTATGATGCTCCTAGTGCCGCAGCTTCCGTTGATCCTATTAATGATAGACCAGAAGAAATTAACAAATATAAAGACTTTGTAGATGAATATTATCAATCTATTGGAGAGTATCATCCAGATGAAAAACCTAATCCAACTACTGATTCTTCTGATAACGGTTCTTCTACCAGTGATTCTAGTGAAGAATTGTTAGGTGTCATAAAAGACGTAAAAAATGGTTTTTCCGTTGAACCTGGTGAATCAGTAGAAGATGGTAAACAAAGAGTAATTAAAACAATTCTGGATAATGAAAACAATGATGATAATAGAAATGGGTATAAAGACAATAGTCACTATAGAGATCATCACAAACTATTAACTGATTCTAATACTAGAAACGAAAGAGTAAATTCTTATTCTTTGGAAGAGTTCTGAAGATGGTTGATGAGTAATGAATCAGATGATTTATTGTTTAGTCAATCACCATTAAGGGATGATTTGGAACCTGATGAAAAATTACGTTGAAAGTATGCTTTACGTGATATTGTATATGCAACAGTAACGAATTCTAAAAATGATCGTAAAAATGCAATAGACAATATAAAACAACAATTGTCAATGTTGTTAAATGGATTGTTTAACGGCGTTAAAGCTAATGATTGAATACAATCTTTAAGTAGATCTATTTCTGGAGATAATAATTATTTTTCTGTGTTCAAGGCTGTTCCAGATAGAAAAGATTCTTCTATGATTTGATTCGTATTTGGAACAAATTCGCAAACATTTAGTATTCCCATTGGTAGAACAACTAAAGGTGGACTAGATGGAATTTATTCTGATATTGATTTTCGAGAATCAATTCCACTTTCTATTGTTTCGAGTAACGGTAGTGTGCATTTACCAATTACACATTTAAGCAATAAATTACATTTACATACACTTGGAGGTATATTTACTCCGCCAGATGAAGAAAGTGGAAAATATGCAGAATTATCAAAAGAAGCAGAAAATTTTAGACGTAGTGCTGGTAGATTTTACAATATATGGGATTTAGATTTTGGTGCAGGAGAAAATAAAACTAGAGAGTATTTTACTCCAGAGTATGATCCAAATGGAAGAATTCTTAATTTTACACCATTACGTCCTGATACAAATACTTCAGTAAGATTGTCTGGAACTCATGCTGTAATAGAATTCGAAACATATGTCAATTTAGCAAGAACGTTGCATCGTTGAACTTTTGGTTATGGAGAAGAAATATCCCCAGAACAAGAAGCGCAAGATAGAGGATTCTTGTTAAAGAATCTTGGTTTATCTGAAGACGAATTAGATATTTTGCATTCTAAATCAGAAAATCCTACAAAACAGAGTAAATACAATTCTAATAGGTATAAAATATTGAGAGAACACGCGCTTCTTGAACGTGGCGCAAGAGCAAAATTAGCTAGTGCAATCTTTAGACTTGCTGGAAATTGATGGAACAGTGAAGATGAAAATCAAAGAAATTTTTCAAGTGCGTTTTGATCAAATCTTGTATCTAATTATATATTAAATGGTGGAGATCCACATACATCTGAAACTGGTGCAGGAAAATATTTGTATGGTTTAAAATTAATAATAAATGGATTTAATCCAAATACTTCAGCAAAAACTGAACTTGAGGTTTTTGTATATGCTGGATCTAATGGACAATTAAACGTTGAACTTGCAAAAAACAGAAATCATTCTGATGAATCAAAGACAATATTAAATATTGGGTTAACTAAAGATTTATTAGATGCAGATAAAGGTATTAATATGTATCGTTTAGCTGCATTGGTTATAAACGCTTTAAGAGAAAATTCCTCAGATGAAAATATATTATTAGATAAGAATTATTATAAAGACGCATATGATTCAAAATCTGTAGATTCTCCTGATTACGAAAACAATTTTGCTGAATTGTTCAGTAAAGGTACTATTGCATTCTTGCCATCAAAACGTTTAGAAAGAAAGCGCAAAGAGAAAAATCAAACTGATATTGTTTATTTTGATGGGTTTGATTCAGATATAGCTGCATTAATTCCAGAAAATAATAATAAAATATATGATAAAATTCAACTTGCGTTAGTTGAAGATCCAATATTTAAATACGGCATGTATGTATACGAACATTCTAGTGAAGCGGCAGTTGATTCAGAAAATAATGTGTTTTGGTTAAAAAATCCTTCAACTGGTGGAAAACACACTACAGATATTGTCGATGCTATGTTACCTGCATATGAAATTGAACATGGTCTACAAGAAGAAACAGATGAAAATATATTAAGAACTGTTGGAAAACTTGGAGATATGGGAATGCAAATAGAGGGTAGAGAAGGAAACGGAAACATTAGTGCTAAATTAGATAATAATGAATATACTTTCCTTGGCGGAGAAGGAATTATTGTTACTGGTGAACAATTATCAGAAATAGCAAAGAATGATAAAATTAGTAATACAGAATCTATTACTATTAAAAAGATATCTGTTGAAGAACAAAAGTTAAGACTTTCAATTGTTAAAGCAAATGGATCTCAATCCATCTTAACATTAGACAAAAATAATAAAGATATTCGTACTTGGCTTTTAGAAACAGTTAAAGTTTCTAAACTTGAAGAAACTGGGGCTATGTCGTTATCTGATGATAAAAAGAACGGTTACATTTACTGAAACGGTACAGAATTGTCATTTAGATATAAAGATGGAAAAGGCAATGATAGATCGTCGGAATTAGATGTAATAGGTTGATCAGAAAGTAGGCAAAATGGTAATATTGACGTATGAGTTTCTACCTCAGATGGTATACAAAAAGTATCATTAAATATGTCTACTTTAATTGACGGTGATGCAAAAATAGCTTTAATTAAAGTGCTTGAGAATCAGCAAAATGGTGCATTTATAACTCAAGATCTTAATGGAGGTTATTATTTCTTTAAAGATGGTAATGTTGTTTATAAAGAACGTTTAAGTGATACTAGTGAACAACGTTTGGGAATTAGAGAAAAAACTAACGATAGAATTATTTTTTCTGATGGAACTTACTTTGATAGAAACGATGATCCAGATTTATTTGATGCAATATCTTCCACACAAGATGTACCTATAACAAGAAATAATGTTAAACTGTATAAACACAATAATGTTATTTACGTTAACGGTAATCTCACTATAAATGGAGCTTATTTATCTTCAAATTTCAATTTATTTGATGTAGATGAAAATCGTATAGACAGCAATGGAAAGTCTATGAAAGTTATATCTATCTCTTCAAACGGAAGACAACTTAGTTTATTAGATGAAAATAATAATACTGTTATTGCTAAGTGAGATAACGATTTTGTATCAATGTTTTTAAGTGATGTTTCTGCTTCAACTATACGTACACGCATTTCTAAACTATTGGATAGGGATGATTTATCAGAATTTGCAGAAGAAGTTCTTACTCAAATATCTGATTATTTAGATCAACCAGAATCTAGTATAATTGCAGCATTAAATAAATATTTTGTTGACAATATGATTAGAATTGGACATCATTATGAACTAGATAAAAATTTCAGACTTTCTACAAAAGATTCTATAGAAGATAAGATGCTAATTGAAATAGGAAATTATGATTTTGGAGATGGTGTTGTTGATTATGAAAGTATTGAAATTTCTGGGAAATCTGCTAATTTTTTAGTAACTTTGCAAAATCCAAAAGATACTATTTTGTATGTTGCTAAAATGAATGACAAAAATGAAATAGAAATAGATATAGCGGATCAAAATGAAGCTAATGAAAAACAAATATCAATAGCAAACAAAGCTATTTCAGATTTAGAAAATCAGATTTCCGAAGCAAAAAATATTGGAACAGATGTTTCAGAATTAGAAGTAGGAGTTGCAAATTTAAAACAATTTTTAGAGAACTGAATGTATAATCGTTCTAATTCAGATGAATTAGATGCATGAATATATGACAACTCTAATAATCCAACTTTTGCAAGCACAATTAATGAGATATATAAAGTAGAACCAAAAGCATGTTAAATGGCAAGTTGTATTAAAAAGTATTCACCTTCTACTGAATATGGAATTGTTAAAAGTAGACTATTGCAAGGATTACGTCCAAATTCTAAGTTTAATTATAAAGCATGAATTGAAGACAGTTATCCAGATGATGCAAAAGAACTTATTGCAGCAGTAGATAAGTTAGTAGGTGAAACAGAAGAAAGTAAAGCTAATGCGGTTGCTGTATTATTAGGTCGAGGTAATGAAATCGAGGGTGCATTTGGCCCTCGATTTCAAGTCGGCCTTACAACAGACAATCCGGAATTTATAGAAGTAGATAGTACACCAGTAAAAGAAAGGCGTACAGACAATTTGGGTATTCGTGGTACATTTATTTCAGAATCAGCAGTATCTAATCCAACTGCTGCGTATTCTGAAATGATTAATAATTTTGTAAAAAATGTTGTAGAGAAGGTAATTTATAATCCTGAAACAAAAAAATTAAGAGACCCTAATTTTATTAGAAAAGGACAATCAGTATTAAATTCTGAGTTATATCAATATAAGCTTGATTTAATGAAGGATTTATGGGAAAAGCTTTATCCTAGTGTACCATTTAATTTCAGATATACTACAGATATAGATTTTACTGCTACAATAAATAAGTTACTTACTGCTTATGCAAATAAGAGAAAAATCGTTGATCCTAATAATGAGTTATTTGCAAAGTACATGATGCTTAAAAACTTTAATAATATTTTAGATAGTGAATTTAAAAATGTTATTGGAGTTTCCAAAAAATACAAAACAAACGGCCGTCACTCAAATGACATGTATGAATTTTTAGGTGGAAGAGTAGAACATGATACAACTTGAGGTGATGAATTTGCCGATGCATCTGATTATTCTGGGCAGATTGTAAAAACATTACTAAATTATTTTCATGGACAACAAGAAATAGGCACAGGAAAAAACAAACAATGAGTTGATACTAATCAAGCAATTGGATTTGCGACGTTTTGTAATTTAATGACAAGAGTTAAAGAATGAGCCGAATCTCAAACTGACCCTTTTATACAACAAATTGTTCATGGAGACGTTAATGCTGATTGAAGTAAATTAATTGATCGTTTTTTAGAAAAAAATAAATTAGGTTTAACATCTTCTGAAATTGCAAACTTACGAGGTATTCAAAGACAATTAATGGATAATGATAGCCCAGAATTGAAAGAAATGTTCGTAAATCAAGCAAAAAAGACTATTCGCTATCGTTATTTGATAACCAAACCAATGTTCAATCCAAACACTGGCAAAATGGAAATGCGATCTATTCCAATAGAAGATAGATTGGTCTATAGACAGAATTTTGCAATACAATCTTCTGTTAAAAACATGGTTCTTAGATTGAGAACAAGCGATAGTGCTGTAAAAAACTTAAAGGATCAATTTGATTATGAGGTAACAAAAGATACTATCACAATCAAAGGTTTGGGAGAAGACATTGTAATAAATGTCCAAAAGAAAAAAGATAACTATGAATTTACTGTTTCTGATTTTTCACAAATAGAAAATGCAGATCAATCTAAAGCTGCAAAACTAATTAGACTTGTGCTTGGTCAACCAATTCCAAAAGATGTAAACGAATATCTTAAAGGAACTATTAATACAAATTTACTTTCTATTTTTATAAAGCCTATTGCCCTTACTTTATATGCTTCTGATAAAAAAATCGTAAAAGAGACTAATGATCGAAAAGAACCAATATCTTTTACAGATGGAATATTAGACACCTTTAAATATACTGGTATTTTTTACACTCCTGCTCAATTAATGAGTAAGATTTATAGAACTACTGATACAAATGTAGTTAGAAATGAAAATGGAGACGCTTTACCTTCTTATCAAATCATTTCTTCTGTGTACAACATGAAAGAATGGATTTATCGTTCTAAAAATGAATCTGAAAATCAAAATTTAAGATCAAGTACACACGATTCTGTAAAGAATGGACAAATGTTTAAAGAAAACATTTTGTATCGTGACCATTACAATGCGCTTGATGTAGGAAACCAATCTAATGTAAGAGGTATAGAATATCAACCAATAGGACAAATTTATACAAGAGGTGATGTTACAAATGATACTGTTACTAAAGGTACAGAACAATTGACTGCTCCAGAAGTTTATCAATTAGACGTATTTAATAATTTCTATAAACGATTATCTGAACCAATTGAAGAAGGACAACATCGTTCTATAATATTACAGCCTATCACTTTCTCTGATAAAAAGACGCACTTTTTAGTAGAGTACATGATAGATCAAATGTATATTAATGACAAAAATAAAGATGGACGAAACTTGTCTAAAGTAATGTCTGATCTTATTAGTACTGATTCTTCTACAAGAGCTATTGCTCAATTAGAAATGTCTAAAGAAATTAGATATGGAAGAGGAATGAGAGCTAAACGTCAACTAGTTAATATTATGCAGCGGTTTCAGAAACAGTTTAAGTTTACTGAAGATAGTCAATGAAGATCTGTTTCTATTGATATGTCTAATGAAGACATAAAAGATAATATTAATTATATTAATAACTATCTACAAAAATTTACAAGTATAGGACAACTTCGTTCTGCATTTAATACTGTTGATTTTGAAGAAACTTTAGACGTAAAAGAGCACAAAATTAAACAACCGGATGGTACTGAAATATCTAGATTTGAATTAAATCCAATACTATCTATTGAATTTGATTTGTATTTAGATGAAGATCAAACTTTGTGAAATGCATATTCTGAAAATGCAAGAAGAAGTTTAGCTGGAAATCTTTTAAAGCAAGGCTTTTCTTTTAATACAGCATTAGATCCTGCAATTGCTCCTTTATTAAGCACTTGGCAATCTGCTCTTGGTGATGGTTGAGTTGATTTTTATGCTGGAACTATGAAGGCAGTTCGAGTATTGGATAAAAATGGCGTAGAATTAGAATTATATAGTGATGCTGATATAAAAGCAGCATTATATAATAAAGATGGCAGTATTAATAGTGATAACACTGTATTATTACATCCTATAATTGAAGCACACCAATTAGCTCATCAATTATTATCTATGTCTTTTGTAGAACTTCTTATGGGATCTACAAATTCTTTTACTGGTAAGTGAAACGGTCCTTCTATCCATGATATAAATGTTGATTATAACGCAAAGGTCACAGAAATAGAACAATCTGATAACACAGATGTTATAAAGAATCTAAACTTGGCTAAGGAAAAAGCAAGAGTGACTAAATTAAAGTTAGATGCGTTTTTACGGTATGTAGCATCCAATTTATCTGATGAATTTAAACGTACAGTTCTCGCCGGAGCTGTAAAAACACCATATGCACAAGGTAAGAAATACGGAGTTTCTACTAAATGAAAGATTGCTTCTGTACTAGATAAAAAAGGATCTGCCTACAATTATACTGGAGACATTACCGAAGATAAAGTACAAGATGGTTCTAGTAGTGTTAGCCCTTATGTTTCTAAACAAGAAAATACATCTTTGAGAGAAGGTTCTGTTGGAGAAGGCGTAAAAAAGAGTTTTATAAATTTTGTAGATCCAGAAACTGGTGTTCTTAGGGAAATAAAGCATGCTGAATTTACGGTTACACATATGAAGCGTAGAGCTTCTAAAGAAGAGGAACGTAAGTATCAATTAATGCATAATTTAAAGTTAGATACAAGTAAATTATCTGATTTTAATGCATCTGATTATTATGATTTAAACGACGTTCATTATGATGAAGATAACAAACGAATAAGTCATAATACTGAACTATTCCGTAAAGATCGACTTACAAGAAAACATTATAAAATTAATTCTTTAGAAACAGTACATAGCAAGTCACCTCTTGGTAAAGACGTTGTTACTGTAATTGTACACGAGTCTGAAGTTGATGAATTTGGTGAAAATCCTAAACCAGAAGTAACTAGAAGTATTGTAATTGATTCTATTGCAAAATTAGATGAAGTTTTTGGTGGTGCATATTCAGAATCTAAAGATCCTAATGCTAAGAGATTAGTTTATGATGAAGCTAGTGATGAAATTGTTCACAACATTATATGTAATCACGATCTTAAAGACGATATGATTGCGTTTGTTGTTAATACTTCTGCACAAAAAGTTGGATGGAATAACGTTAATGATTCTTCTGTATTTGATAATGATAAAACTGCTGCATTAAAGTATTTTGAAATTGAAACTCGTTATGCAGGAGTTCAGATGAATGCTGATCACGAAATTGATGAAGGTGCTGTGTCTGAAATGACACAAATGATGTCTTCTCTAATTCAAGCTGGATTTGGTAAACGTATAGTAAAAGATATATACTCTTTAATTGGTAGGATTGCTGCAAAAAACATTTCTAAGTATACAGACGCATTAGCTACTGCTGATTTAAGTGACGATCTTTATTTAAAATTAGGCAAATTATTTGCTTCTAGTTTTGTTTCTGGGAACAAAGATTCAATTGGTTTAGCTGAAGCGTTTATAATAAATGCTGCAAAAGAGTTAGATTTGGGTATAACTGAAAATAAAATTCCATTTAGTTCGAATCAAGTAAAGGGTATATTCCAATCTACAATTACTTCTACTCTTAATGCGCTTGGTATTAGAAGAAAATTCCCTGGGTTTGGCGGAATTAACTCCCCATCTTTTGGTATTATACAAGTATTTAATATTAATGGAGACAATATGTCTCTCGATGAAGCTGAAGATTGAATTTTTAATGATTTGCAAATACGTCAGTTTAACGGAAGTATATCACAAAACTGAAATATTGATAATGTATTTAGTCAACAACGATCTAATCCATTAAGTGAAAGACTTGATAATCCATATATCGAAAGATTAGATAAGCGTTCTGCTAAAGAAAGAATAAATATAGAAGACACTGTTATATTACGTCAGATTGGAGATACTGGGGATGGACAGGTTATTAGAATTAGAGACATTAATACACTTGACACAATTCTTAATTTTACAGATTTTAACAATACTGAAGTTTATATTTGAAAAAATCAGCCAAAAGAATTAAGACAATCTATAAATACAGTAACAATAACAGATAATGAGGGAAAATCATTAAGAATCAAATGAACTGATTTAGATTCTGTTAGAGCATCTTTTTATCTTGGATATTATGATGTTAATGATAAATATCGCATCGAAAAAGATGGAATTATTAGAAAAGTTTTAGCTGGATCTGGTTTAGAAAATGCAGATTTAAACGATAAAAAAGTTCGTAAAAAAGCATTGTTGTGAGCTAGAAAAATAACGTCTGATTTTACTAGAGGTGTAACAAATGGTTATTCTGGAACATTACCTTTAGCTTATTCTGATTCTGGTCTTAGCTCAATTGTAAAATTTAGTGGGGATATTAAACAGAAAGGCCAAATTGTAATGGGAAAAGCCAATATGAAAGCTTTGAATTTGTTAAAGGGTGATAAATTATCTGAGATAAAAGACAGTTCTTTCTTTACAAAGAGGCTTGTTAATAAATTTAACCTTCCGTTAAATAGTGAATATGATAAAAAACTATACGATTTGGCGCTATTTGATGAAAACGGAAGACCAATGCTTGTTATATTTGGTGATGTTTATAATAATATTGACAGATTACATGGTTGTGTACCAAGTAATGAGTATATAGTAAATTCTGACGGATTTATCGAAAAGAATGGTGTTGAACTATATGGTGCTGGTGGTAAAGCTTTTTATAAGTCTGGAGATGGTAAATATGACATTTTAGTTGTTGATGATGAAGCGGCACTAAAAGATATTTTAAATGCTAGACAGCATCAGATGGTTAGATATAATTATACACCTGGCAACTGAAAGAAGTTATATGAATTTACGCATCCAAAACAATTTGTAAATGGTCAACCAAAAAATGATTTAACGATTGGAAAAACTACATTTAATAAGAAGGATTGGGATAGTCTTACAGAAGCTGATATGCCAATAGACTTACTTCAAAACGAAGATACAAGATTTAGCAACGCTATCAGTGATTTAGCATTAAAACAATTTAGAGCGTTTAAAGCACAGTTAAATTACATATTAACTCGTATTCCATCTCAATCTATGCAATCTTACATGGACGTAGAAGTTGTGTGATTTACAGATTCTGAATTAAATGAAGTTTATGTACCTAGGGCGTTAACTTATATTCAAGGCAGTGACTATGATATTGACAAGGATTATATGATGGGATTTGGTTTATTACCAGATGGAACTTTACCAACATTGTCTGATCTAGAAAACGAAATAGATCCAAATACCGGAAACGAATATGATCCGTTTGATATATTGGCATTAGTTGCTCCTAGCGGCAGAACGTTTAAGTCTAGTGGTATTTCTTCTTTATATGGTGTTACTAAAGAAGACGTTGATAGTATTAAATCGGATATTAAAAATCTAAATAAAATTTTACGTAGTAATAATAACAACGTTGTGTTTAGATCAGACGTACCATTAGAAGATAGAACGTGAATAATCAATCTTTTAAATAAGCACGAGGCGAGTAAGAGAAATGGAAGAGTAGAACTATTAGGATTGCAAAATACTGTGGTTAGAGGTATTCTTTCTGTATTAAGTATGCCAGAAACGCAATTAAATATGAGTAATCCTATATCTATGGATGATTTAAAAGATATTGCAAAAGGGACAGCACTTGCAGATGATGAAAAAACAATGACATTGGACGATCCATTTGTAATATACAAAATGCAACAACAAAATATGGTCGGTAGAGCTGTTATTGGTGTAGGTGCAGTATCAATGAAATCATTCTTTGAAACTTCTTACTTCTTTAATCAACAATTACAAGAAGTAGAAGATGAAATTTCTCAATATAGAATTACTAGAAGGATTGATCGTTCTAAAATTGTTGATGATGTTTTAGATTTGTGCTTTGATCATAAGTTTGATGGTTCTATTATTACTTTAGCAAATCTTGACTTTAAAAACGTAAAAAATCTATTATATAAATATCCAGATTTACAGACTATAACTGTACAACAAAATCTAAAAGAAAGATATATAGATGCTGGTAGGGATGGCTTATTTGTAGAACGTGAAAATGGCAAACCTCCATTTATAACTGTTAATGAAGATGGTTCTAGTACAATTCGATTGTTAGATTTAATTGAACATCTAGATAGCCAATCTAATGGCAAATGAGATAGCCCAATAGATGCAGCATTTGCACTTTCTGAATTAATTAGTGCAGCTACTGATAATGCTAAGGAACTTATATTGGCAAAAATTAATGCTACAACAATGTTCGCAGATGTTTGAACATATCTTATTACTACTGGAATGCCATTGGCAGAAATTGGAAAAATAATGGCTAATCCGCTGTTTAATGTTGTTGCACATTATGCAGAATCTAATATCTTTAATAATACTTTTAAAGCTGATTCTCTTGAAGCTTCTCTTAAGTTCATATTGGATGAAAAATCATTAACTGGAGTACATGAAAATAAATGGTTGTGACTTTTAACTAATTTGGATAAAGGTGAAAATTCAGACAGAAATGAGTCTTTCCTGTTAAGTTTAGTATATGAATCTAACAGTAAAGGTATTCCAATAGTAGACTCTACAAAAGAAATACCAAATAATGTATTACGTCGCTGATGAATATCTCAACTAAAGGAGGGGCAGGATCCTCAAGCACCAATTCAAGATATTGTAGCAGCTGCATCTAAGGTGATATCTAATAAATGAGATGATAATGCTTATGATTATAAGAATGAATTTAAACGTCTCATGAGAATGATATATGAGGAACTTCATAATCCAGAAGTTGCAAATAAGTTATTAACATTCTTAAGTTCTAAGGTTGGAGATACTGGTATTTCCTATGATGTTGATCCAGAACTATTACTATTTGGATCTGACGAAATAGATGATCCAGAACTATTTAATGAGTTTGATGATTATGGAGAAAGTGGGTTTGAAGATTTTGATTATCGTTCTTTAGATAGTAATAGTGCAAGAACTTTTTATCAATACGTTAAAAATTATTTAATTCCAAAAAATGGAAAAACTGGAATACTTTCAGAGGAAGATAGAAAGACATTAAAGTCTTTATTAGAAAATGTTATTCCTGCAATGAAAGAACAACAGTTAAATGGGCAAATTTTGGGCGTAAATCAAGGTGTGAAAACACAAGATTATGATGAATTTAATTGGATTCGTAAAATTGATAACTTTGTAAATCAAAGATATGTTAAATTCAAACTACCTAATGCCGAACCTTTTACATTGCTGACTTTTTTAACAGATGAAGAATATCAAAAGAGACAAATCGATCAATATGAAAAAGTAAAAAGTACCAGTAATATATTAAAATCTGTAATGAAAACTCCACATTTTAGAGAAATGCTTAAAATTGTAAGAGTGAACAGACAATTAATTGAACGAGCTGCTGCATTACGTATTGAAAGAGATTTGGCTGAAAAAGTTTTGGCTGAAGAAAAATCTATGTCAGGAAATATTTCTTCTGGATATTTCTTTAAATTTAATCCAAAAGAGTATTCTGCTTTACAAAGAGTTGTATCTGATAGCTTGATTTTTAGTTGGATTAGTTCTATAGATGGGCTTGAATTAGTTGTTCCCGCAGGACAAAAATTTTATGATAAAGGCGGAAAAGAATGTAAATCTAAGCCAGATGAAGAGCATGTAATTAATTTTAAAACTTTTGATGAATTAGCTTCATTCAAGAGTTTAATGGAAGATTATATCATTCCACAGTTAATAGCAAGATATGGAGATACAAATGCCTTCTTTGCAAACTTAACACCTGGTTTTAGAAGAGATTCTCTATCTGGTTTACCTGTAACATTTTATAAACCAGCATTTAATATATCTGATGTGTCTAAATCTCCGAAACTACAAAATCTTTATGATGGAATAGCTAAAGGATTTAATGAGATATATAATGTACCGTTTATGGGATGAAAGATTGGGGATTTGTTTTATCTATATAATTTATTGGTTCACAAAGAATCATTAGGAGGAGACTCTTTTACAAAACTATTTGAAGAGATGACAACTTCTAATAATAGACATAGTTTAGTTTATAGCTATAATTCTTTTTTAAGTGAATTAGATAATGGTAAGTATAGATGAAAAGAAGCTAAAAGAAAAGGAAGCATCATTTCTTATGGTGATTATGTTAAAATTGATCTACGCGATATCAGATTGAGATGCTGTATTTCTGATGCATCACAAAAGAAATTTAGAGTAAAACGAACAACGGATGAAAAAGGCAAATTGAAGTCAATGCAAATGACTAGAACAAAAATGTCCGATCTAGTTACAGGTACACAAATTAAGTTTGATAGCTTAAATCGTACAGATTATACTCTAAATCTATATTATGCTGCTAGAGATAATACAACTATTCCGAATAAAAAAATAGACTTAGGTGTTGATTCTAAAATAACATACAAACAAGATTCTTTAGAACTATTAAATGCAATTGTGGATAATTTAAAAAATCGTTTAGGTTTAGATGTTCCTATTCATATAGTTAATAGCTCAACTATAGAAAATATTCCAGCAAAAATTGAAAAAGATATGTATTATGCGTCTGGATTTGTTATTGGAGGACAAATATACATAAATTCTGATAATATAGATATTTTTTCCCCAATACATGAACTAATGCACATTGTTTGTGCTGCAATGAAATATGGCACGCCTGAACAAAGAACGCTATATTATAGAATGCTTAAACAAATAGATTTAACTAAAGAAGAGTGGTCTGATATACGTGAAGATATTAAAGGTTATAATTTGGTTGGATCTGATCTCCAAGAGGAAGCTTTAATCAGAGCAATAACAAAAATGTTTGCTGGATCGTTTAAAGCACAATTTGATTCTTATATAGGAGTCGAAGCATCTAAAATAAATACAGTAGTAAATGATATCTTAGAAAGATTATTAGCTGTATCTTTTTCTGGAAGAACTAAAATAGAAGACATTGCTAGATCAGAATTAGGTCAAGTATTAGCAGTATTTAATAGTCAATTTGAGGGTTCTGATAGGCAAAGAGTTTCAAAAGTAATTGTTCCAACAAATCAACAACTTGCTAAATTGAAGAAGAATTTGTTTGATTCACAACAATTAACATTTAATGGTGATTGCTAATGAGTAATTGTAAAATAATAATGAAAATTCCAGGGACAAATGAGTCCCTGGAATTTGATTCTAATAGAAAATTAGATGAGTACTTGTGAAATAACAAGGATGTGTTATTGCACAATGCTAGCGATTCTGCCGTATTTTATGAAGTAAATAAAAAGTCCAACGTTATATTAAAACTAAAGAATGTCGCAGAAATAGGAAAAAAATTCGATTCTAAAATAAAAGAAGCAGCTCTCAATAGTTCTGGAGGAATGTCTATACCTAAATACCTGGACGATATTAAAGATCTTGCCATGGGTATTGGGTTTAGTAGATTGTATGAAAAAGTTGGATATCCAGATAGAATGGAACTTCCTGCAAGTAAACGTAGAACTACTAATACTCTCACAAAAGAACAACAAGAATATAGACAGGCTTTTGGTAGAGATGTTCATCAAATAATTCAAGCTAAGATAGATCCAAAGTATAAAGCAAAGTTAGAAGTAATTGAAGAAATAGACCCTATAACTAAACAAAAGAGTTCACTTTTAAAGAAAGTAGAGACTGAAATAGATAAAATGCTGTCAGAGATAAAGGAAAGACATAAAAATAAAGATACTGGAAAATATCCACAATTTATGACAGAAACAGTTCTAGTAGCAAAAAGTATTGATCCTAGATTTCTTGATATTATTCATGCGAGTTCTTTAACTCCATCCAGTGGAGTTGGTAATATTGAATCTATAAATCGTGCTTGAGGTAGAGCTGATCTAATTGTAGTTGATGATGATGGTAATGTGTTTGTTTATGATTTTAAAAATACAGGTGGCAGTATAGAAGTTGGCTCTGAAGACAATTTAAAAAATGAAATGAACCTTGCTTCTTATTCTGCTGTATTATCTCAATGGGAAGTTGAAAACAAAATTGGAGGATTTGTTGAGTTTGGAGTTAATTATTCTCCAGATGGCTTATCTGTGTCAGGTTTTTCATATGGAGGAATAAAACCTCTTTATAATCAAAACGTTATAGATACAGCAAAAACTTATTATCCGTCCGATCCAAAAAAACCAGTTGAGGCCTTAAATGATTTAGATGATTCCATGGGAAAAGTTGTTCCAGACAACACATTTATGAATCAGGCAAAGTTGACAACATTATCTGTGGAACAAGAAAGGTTAAAAATAATACCTGTACAAGAAGGTACATATGTTAGTAAAAGGAAACCTAATGCAAAATATCAATACTTTGTAGGATTACCAAAGAAACCAGCAGGAATGAATCCAAATTGGTTTATTGGAAATTGGCTTGTTGGTAATACAAAAGAAGAACTTGAAGAAAGACTGAAAGAGTATATTACAATGGTAAATGAGTCTTCTTCTGAAATATTACCAGTGTTTAAAGATATAATATTAGATGCAATTAATACTGGAGACCTTATTACTCTTCAAAATGGATTAAAATCAATTGCACCAGGTCAAGCAGAAAATATTTACAAACAAATCAGATATTACATCACAAATAAGTGAACTCTACTTGATAGTGAACCTATGATTCAAAACGGATTCTTTGTATTTCAAAAACCAGATTCTGCAAGAATAGAAGTTGTGATGCTTGATACACATATATTAAACTTACCGTTAACTTTTAAAACAAATGATGCAGTTGATCCTAGAAGATCTACACTTCTTGGAAATTTTTTAAACGATTCACAAGTAGACAAAATGTTTTTTATGGACGGTACAGTTGGTGATGCTGTATTAATGAAAGCAATGGTTTATTTTAATCAACATCCAGAGGTTCTAAATGGTAATAAAATTTATAGAATAAAAGCTGTTTCTACAATTGATAGACATGTAAGAGAAGTTTCTAATAAACAACTAGATGAGACATATAAACTTCTAGCATTTGAATACAATAAAAAATATAAAGACAAACCTTTACAAATAAGAACAGATATATTAATGAATGATATTTCTGCAGCAGTTGAAATATGTGATGATATTTTAAGATGTTCTGCAGAAGAAAGTGTAAAGAATGTATTAACATGAAAACCATTTAGATCAACGAAAGCTCCTGGCTATTATGAAATAGAAGATTTACGAAATCGACTATTAATGATTCAACGTAAATTTTCAAGTATGGATTCTAAACGAATGAATCCTAGTGATGAAATTCAAATGGCAAAATTGGCTTTGCAAAGAGGTTATATGGTGTTTAATGAAATGTATTATACTTCTGAAGAAGACGTTGGAGCATTTATAGACAGTGCTTTAGCACTTGAAGGAACTGAAGCTTCTTCTATGAAAGAATCTAAATCTATTATAATGCGTCAATTACAGCAAATAATTAGTAACTTTCATGATATATACAAGCAAGAGTTTGAGAAAAAAGCTGCATTGTGGCAGAATCAGTATCAAAAATTTACTAAAGAGGCAGGTTTATCTAAAGTCATTGCAGATGATTTTAAGTATTTTAGAGAGAATTGATTTGTGAAGGATGGAGATAAGATACATCAAGCAATGCGATTGATAACTGAAAATGATCCTTATTGAAATGGAAAACCTGAAGAGAAAAAGCTATACGATTTATACTTATCTTTCTGGAATAGAGCTAGATATGGAGACGATATTGAAGCTATTCAATCTGCAAAACAAGATTTGTCTTATTATGAAATACCTCTAATTAGAACTAGTTTTAAAAAGAGTCTCGAAGCTGGTGGTTTATGAAATGCAGTAAAAGGTTGATTTAGAAAAGCTGAAAAAGATGCACTTGGGGTTTTATTTGATATTAGAGACGCTAAAGAAATCTATGAACAAAAAGAAGAGGAGAAATTAGAAGCTATTCGACTTCCAAGTTACATAAGGGATTTTGTTGGAGATAGACGGTTAGATGCAATTGAAAAAAATGGTACTTCTGTATATGAAACAAATATGGATATTATTGCATTAACTGTATTAGCTGTAGGATATAGAAGTGAGTTTAGTGATCACGCAATGATTATGAGTAATGCTCTTAGAGCAAGTACTTATTATGGATCTCTTGTTGATGGTTATACAATGGACCAAATCCTTAAAACTTTTGATAAACAAATTGCATCAAAAATGTTTTTGAGAAGTGTAATTGATTATCATAATAGAGGTATTGCGATGCTTATAAATTGAGCAAAAGGTATAACTTCTACTGGAACTTTAGCTTTTTCTTGAAAATCGTTTGTTAGAGAAACTATTAAAGGTATTACCGATGGTTGAGCTAGAACAAACTTTGATGAAATGTATGGTGATAAATTTAGCCAATCTGAATATTTTGACGCCCTTAAAATTGTATTAGAATCGGCTCCAAAAAATATAGAACGAAATTCGTTTATAATGCAGCTATCTAACTATTTTGGAATGGCTAACTTCTCTGCAGGACAAATTGTGGAAGCATCAAAATCTAATTATTTTGGTTTATTTGAACTTGGATCTGATGTAATGTTTATTACTGCAACGTGACCTGATTTCATACATAGAACAGCAATGCTGATTGCTCATTTAAAACATATTGGTGCATTTGAAGCATATTCTCTAGATGAAAATGGTGTATTGCAATATGATATGAATAAAGACCAGCGTTTTCAGACTTGATTAAAGTACCATAAAAATGAATCAGAAATACCAGAATCTGAATTACAGAAATATATTCAAGAGAGGGATTTATATAATAGATTATTAAAGGACTTTGATATAGCTGGAAAACGAAAAGAAAATAAAAGTTCTTATACTGAAGGAGATTTACTTCCAGATGCACTATCTCCAAGAACACAAGATAATCTAAAAACTGTTGCTGATAGACTTTATGGTAACTATGATGATGAAACTAAATCTATTATGCAAAAAAGTTTACTTGGTTCTTTGTTCTTCCAGTTTAAAACATATCCTTTAGAAAGATTATCCCAGTGATTTAAGTCACCTACTCATATTAATGACATAAATTATGTACAGAAAACATGAGATGATGGTTCACCTGTTATTGGATATATTGACGAAGATGGAGTTACTTTTAAATATGGGCATGTAGAAGATGTAGATCCAGAATGGTTTTTAAGTGGACGTGCGTGATATATAAAAGTTCCAAATGGTCATGAAGTATGAGGACACATAAATAGAATATTTGCAGGATTGGGATATCTGTTAACTCATAATCAAGCAGAATATAAACATTCTTGAGATACAGATCCTTATTTCAGAGGTCAAATGGCATTAGCATTATATGATACATTCTTTGGTGTAATTCTAGCTTTCTTAGTACATTTACTATTTGGTGAAGAAACCATCACAAATATGAAAAACGAAGAATGATATACTAGATGGTTATATGCTGTTAGCACAGGTATGACTCAAGATGGTCCTGTTTGAAGTCTAATGAGTAGTATTATTGGTAATGGTGCTCCGCCATCACTAACTATATTAAAACAGTATATGACAAATGCAGCATCTGTTTTAACTGGAGATGCTAGTTTAGTATACGGATTTGCTAATTCTTTAGGTGCAACAAAAGAATTTACGTCAATATTAACAAGTGATTAAGGAAAAAAAATAAGCCCCGAGTCGCATAAAGCGGCCCGGGGCAAATTGTTTTATTTCTTTTGTAAATTATTTGTAGCAGTGATAGTATAAGGTGGATTCACTGGATCAGTAATCCAATGTTTTATACTTTCATTAGTATTATCCTGACTACTATCACTTGTATCCCATGTTATCAATGGGCTAGTATAAGGCTGAATGTACGGTTCTTTATATGGAATATACTCTATCTTTTTAATACTAATTGCATCCATTAATTCAAATGCTTCTTCACCATTTATTAAGCCTTTATCAATAAGGTTTATAATAACTTCTTTAGCGGTCATCGTTCATTATTTCTATAACTCGTTGTATAGGAAATGTAGAAAATTTATTTCCTGCATCTACCCAATCTCTTGTTTCTTGTAATAAAATCTTTACGTGGTTATCCCATTTATCTGGCATCGTAGCATTAATAAAAATCATTAAACTTACAGAACATAACATTCCAAGATAAAAAATACCTATAGCGATTAATGCTATGAATATAATCCAAAGTATTGTATACATTTATTTATTTTATTAAATAAGTCTTTTAAGTCTCCATTATTGGTAATTACATAACTAAAAGCATCTTCATTTAAGAGATCAATCACTTCCCTTTCTGAAGAGTGCGTTCCAGGTTGTGTTCCAGGACGATCAATATATATTGTAATACCTTTACGTTTTTTAATTTCTTCTAATTCTACTCTAAACCGTAAATCAGATATAATTAACTTTTCTCTTGTATTTATAGTACAGTTTATCCAAAGTTTATCACTTAAGAATTTTCTAAGTACGTTTGTTCCACAATATTGCATTAATTGTCTTACAGATATTCAATAATCAGATGGGATTGGTTCTCCAGATTTAATGTATTTATTAAATTGATTGTCAGTTAAACTTTTCTCTGGCGGAGTACCATCAGTATAATGCTCAGTCAAAGTATCTAACTGTACGTAACAATTTTCTTTAAAATCCCTACTTTCAAATGTTTCTGGTCTAACTTTCAATATAATAGCAAGAACTTCTTTTAAAGGTTTGGCAAATGAAGTGATTTTCCACTTCTTGCTAAACCTTATTTTTCTTTTATATCACCAATAAGTTCTAAAAGGTTTAGGAGTATTTAAAAGATATTCAAACATTGCCGATGCCGTATTTTTTCCGGACGTTTTGTTATCTTAAAGGTTTTTTATCCTTTAATTCTTACACTTCTTATTTCGTATAAGTCCCGCGTACATTTTCTCCCACTTATTTCAGTTGGGGAGTCAACCACTCTTGGAGATATTTTATTCTGATAAATCAGTTTCAATCTCTACGCTGTACGGTGCAGAAGACTCTTTAGTTTCTTCTGTTACCACGGTATTCTCATCACAGAGTTCACCGTTTTTGGTCAATAATAATTCTGCTCATTCTTGAACAGAACGGCTACCGTTTTTAAAAAATTCGTATAAATTATATTTGCGATCTAAATATACACTTGCATTCTTATAGATATAATTAATAAATAATACTGTATTGTGTGTATTAAATGACAACGTTCATGTATTATTTACGTGTCTTTTATCTTTAAATAATTTACAGTCAATATTATGTCTAAATAAATATTGTTGTACAACTTGCAAAAATTCAAATGTTCCTAAAATTGAACATAATGGTGCTACTACATTTACACCAACACGTCTTGTAAAGCAACCGTCACCATCAAAATAACCTCTAATGAAATCTATAATTAATTTTTCACTTTTAAAAATAGATTTATCTGGAAACTTTACAGTTAATGACTTTCTGGGAATAAGTCCTATTTTGAATAATCGTTCTTTCATATGAGTATTCGAATAGCATATTCTGCATCTAGAAAATTGTTTTCCGCTACAAGTTACTGTACCAATTTTAACTTTTTCAATAGAAGATTTCATAAATGTCGCAAATTTTTCTAAATGACGTTTATCAGATGCTTTTAGAGATAGTTCCAAGTGTCCTTTATTAGAAATATTTCCATCAGCGTATAAAAATCCTAGCCAATAAGCTTTTTCTTCATTATCTATTTTATCAAAAATGTTATGATCAAATCGATCAATAGATATTCTATGTTTTTGACAAAATGGAGTTAATTGCGAACCACTTATTCCATAGATTTTAGCAATATCCGTAAGAGTTAGTCCCTGTTTTATGTAATTTTGAATGTCCTCTTTTGTATATGCTTTTTGATTCTGATAATTTATGGGCTCATATCCTAAAAATTTAATTCTTCTACTCAATGCGTTACTGCTTATTCCTAGCTGTTTTTGAATTTTAGTCAATGAAATTTTTTCCTCGAAATGAAGTCTAAGTATCTCTTTATCTAATTCATTTGTTCAATTAATGTTTGAATTTTTATTTGTACCTTTTCTTAAATTATCCATTTTATTAATTATTATTTTTTATTTTATAAATCCAATACCAATCAAAAATAATAATTATTTATTAAAAATGCAAATTCTATATATATAATTTTTTAGTAACCTTTAAGTCCAGCTACAGCAATTAACCTATTAGTTTGTAATGTAGATCCCATATATTCATGTGTTTTAGTTCATCAATACTAATGTATTTATCTTGATATGGAAATTCTACAGTAGTATATCTGTTACCAATAATTTTAATTATTGTCTCTAATTGTAAAGGAGTTATTGTTTTTTCATTATGTTCTGAATCTGTAGTAAATATTTTATCTCCGTGCTGTTTAATCCATTTATTCTTTTCCATCCATTCATCAGGATTATTTGATTCCGGAACAATTTGTTGATCCATCAAACGATTAGATATATTAATGTGTAGAAAGTTAGCAGCAGTTCCATCCAATCCATAATAATCTCCATTCGGAGCAATCCATCCAGCATCGTGATATTCTTTTGTAGGAAGAAGTTCACCTAGTTCAGCTATTCTTTTATAAGCATCTGTATATTTTGATAAAGCTTTTTCTTCTGGAGATTCAAAGTTATCGTTTATCATTTCTTCTTTATAATGGTTTAACATTCCTTGAACATAACAAACGTCTTGTAGATCTTCTCCAAACAAATAGTTCCAGCAATCATTTATTTTTTCAAGAATAGAAATATCATTTATAAGATCTTTATATGTTCGGAAGTAACAATTTACATCATCATTATAATAAAATGGGTCTTCATTGTTAAGACAATAAGTAACAGCATCACTAAATTCTAATGTTATATATCTTATCCTTCTTTTTAAGTTATATATATTAAAATTAGTCCATCGTTTTTGAATATAATTAACTTCTTCTCGCAAGCATTCCGGAATATCTATTGTATTATTTTCATCTGGAACATCCTCAACATTTCCACCAAGATCAGAATTCATTATAAGTGACTTATTACCCAATAAAATATCTGCTATTAACTTTGGTTCTTTTGGAAGTCCTAAAGCATCACTCAAAAAAGTTTCTGCATCGTGTATATTATAATCACATGCTACTTTTTCTCTGGCTATTTTAAATGTTAAATCTACTAAATCATTAACCATATAATTTTTCTTTTAGTTCGTTTGCAAGTTTTTGCATGTCTGGATGCGCTGCTTTATCGCATCTGAGTTTGAAGAAGCCATTCCAATCATCTTCAAATCCAGTCATGACAACCTCTGTTTTAGTTGCATTCGGAAGAACTTCTCTAGCTTCTTGTGGTTTACAACCATTATTTACAAGAGTCATATATATGTTTTCTGCTCTATCAAGTAAACGCAAAAAGTTCAATTTATTTGAATCTTCTACATCTGCAGAACCACTATAAAGGGTGTTTTCATCCCCTTCTTTATAGTTCAACCAATACGGAATAATATATGTGATTTCACTTCCGAATTTGCCTTTATTATATCCAATGTAGCGTTGAGATTCTTGCACAAAAGAAAATACGCGATGACGTACTAGTTCATGACTTATAGATCTACTACAAATAAATCTTACTGTTATTCTTTTTATATGATGAATACTTGGTAACGAAATGTACTGTAAATCTTCTTGCCAACCATTTTCATATATTACTCTTGCGTTAGTTGTAATATAATACCAAGTATATCCATCTGCAGATATATGATCTACAACTCTTGAGTATGGATTTCTCTTATACCGCTTTATTAAATCAAATGTTTCTATATAATTTGGATCGGACAAAGGTGTTCCAATTCTAGCAATAAGATAAATTGTACCATGTTCAAGTGGAGCAGTATGACCTCTACTGATGAGCATATCTACGAATTTTTTTGCTGAATCTTCAGTAATTCTATCTTCTGATTTGTAAGAGGTTCTTCCTGCAATTTCAATCTGCTTATATATTCCATCCAATCCTTCAGATTGAGGAATTATTTCAACAGAACTATTAATTAATTTCATTCTTTACTATTCTACATGTACCATCCCAGAAATCTCCGCAGATGAGAAATCCAGTATCTTTTCCATATTCAAAGTATATTCTTCCACTATAAAATCCAGTACCAGGATCTGCATCAAAATCTGATATATCATATCCGAATTCTTCTAGTACTTGTCTTACTTGTCCAAATGGAAAATCACTCAAATCAAGCTCCTGAGGACCCTCTCTCAGGAGCTCTTCTAATTGATATTTTATACTAGGAAATATCATAATCTAAAAATTTAACTTTTATATTAAATCCAAGAAAATCGAAACGTAAAGAGTCTAATATTTGTTCAGTTAACCAATCAAACATCTCTTCACTACTTTGAAATTTCACATTTGCGTTTACTCTATATTCTAGAATATCTGATTCAAAATTAATATCACATATACTAAGAGTTAATTTGTATTTTACCCAAATGTTATGTTCATCATATGGTGCCATATTAATCTTCTATTGAAATTAATGTACATTTATAACCCAGATTTTCTGGATAAGCTGATTCTATTGTAGATTGTGCATCAATTTTATCTTTAGCACTAATCCATTCACTTCAATCATTATCTAGTTTGAATTTACTATTATAATGAAATATTTTAAATGTAAATTTAGGCATATTATCCAATTAAAATATATTGTCATCCGTCTTGTTGCGGATATTCATTAGAGATAATATCCAAAGCTTCATCTTCACTAAATGCGTTTACCTCTAATAAAAATTCACACTTTCCAAGACGAATAAAAAAGTTATAAGTTCTCATGGTATTTTTCATAAAAACGTCTTATTACATCTTCTCCAACTGGACGTTCTCTCAAAGCATCTCTTCTAATGCATTCCTCAACATCAGTAGAAATTAATTTATAATCTACTTCTGCATTATATTGTTTAGCAATTGCTTTTAATTTATTAATCTTTTTAGGATTTAAATTTGTATCATCAACAATTACATTGTATTTTTGGTTAAATGCATAAGTTATTGATGTAAGTTCGATTTGTTCGACAAGTTTTTCTTTATCAAAATCACTTGTTCCTAACATACTTCTAATGTCATCTAAATTAACTCTTACATATGTTGAATCTTGTTTAACCATCTTTTTTGCAAGTGTTGACTTACCTGCTCCAGGAAGTCCAGCAAGAATAATCATCTTAGCCATTTTGAATAATCTTTTTTATTTTGTCTCTACGTAAAAGATCGTCTGTATACTTTTTAAATATAGTTAATTCCTCATTTAAATAATCATCAAACTTATTTAAATCGTATTCGTTTGCAGTAACTATGTTTTTATAATCTTCTGCAAGACACTTAAAGTTTACAATCTTATGATTTTCTATGATTTGGTTTGAAAACTTTACAAATTTAAATAAATTAAACAATTCTTGTTGTGCAGAAATTATCGCTCCTTGTTTAAGAAGTTCTTTATATCTGTTTCTGCATAATTGATTTTCATATTCATAACTTTTTCTAAGCTGAAGTGGATTTGTTTGCAGTAACAATTTTACATATTCTTTATGAATGAATTTTTTTGGCAAACAAGCACATTCCCAACCAAGCATTGAGCCATTCATTACAATTGGAAACCAGTTTTTAATTTCCGTTCCAAGAAAATGATTATTTTCATCAAATGCCTCCAATTTAAATGTTGAAACATTTGAAAAATCTTGTGGACAATAGTCGTTTTCACAAATGACTATGAATTCCCTATTGTCCACATTTTTAAATAACCCAAATATTTGTAATCCAACTTCATATATATACAAGACTTTAGGATCTTCTATTAATTTTTCAAGTAATCCCATTATACTCCAAATGTATCAAGTAATTCTTCCAAAGTTTCGCTATCTCTACTTTGAATCTTATTTATAAGCTGATTCATTGTTTCTTTATCTACTTTATATGAGCATGTAAATATATTCTTAGAATCTTCGTCTATAGAAATATAAACCAATCCAATAAATTTATGCGGATCTATTTGTAGATAATGTGCACTATTATTAAGTGTAATTTTATTCCCAATTTTACTAGTACATCTCCATTCTCTAAGTGCTAAATCACAAAGAGATATCATTCTATCTTTTATCTGTTTCATTATGCGTTGTCTTCAATGTCTATTTCTCCTGCGTCCAATGCTTTCTGCTCTTTATTTAAAAAATTTATGTATTTTTTATTCATACTATATGTTGGCATAAATGGATCCATTTTATCCTTCGTTCTACTAAACATAAATCCTTTTGACATGTGTTTGTTATCATCTAGATTACATAATTTAGATATTGTACCTATAGAAGAACCAGTATATAATTTTGCTTCTTCTAAAGTGTCTACGATTTTTATTAAATTACCGTCCAAATTAAAGATTCTAACACCTTTTCTTCTACAAATAGGCAATTTCTTTTTGAAATTTTTACAATACTTATATTTTTCTTCTGACCATTTTCTATACATTTTTTGTATAGCACATTCATAAAAGTGTATAAATAATTTTCTAGCTTTAAGATCTCCAACCCTAAGTACATAAGTGTTTTTACCACTTCCTTTTTCACTATTAAGGATATTAGATATTTCTTCTTGTAAAATTTCCTCAAATCGTGATTTTACAAAATTTAAAACACTATAAGTACCAACAATAGATATATAAAATCCTGGTTGAGCACGTGTCTTCTTTTGTAGACCTGTTGTTCCATCTCCATCAATAAGTCCAATTATATATGCATCAATACTATCTTTATCGTTTCAATTTATATTCGGTGCTTCTAATATTAGACTTTTTGCTGGAATAATGTTAAAGTTTTTCTTTAAATCATCTGCCATTTTTTGAGATACAGTGTGAATTGAACAAAAAGAACGTCCGCCTTTTTCAAAATGTATAATTTTATAATTAGAATCTGTGTCTATTAAAAATTGTTCTAATCGTTCACAATCTGAATCTGCTAACGTAATAGTTAAAGCATTATTACTTTTTGATATATTACCGTCTGCAGCAATAAAACCAGCTCAATATGCTGTTTTAGTATTTATTTCACTAAAAAAGTCATCGTTAATTTTATACTTTCTTGTATATTCCCGATAATTAAAATTCTTTTCGATATTGTATTTATTTTTATAATAATACAAGCAAGAATGTTTGTAACCTAAAATTCTCTCAGATGCGGCTTTTTCAGTAATTTGTTCTTCTTTTGCTAAATTTAAAATAGCAAGTAGTTGTTCTTTTGTTATAAAACCAGATACTCGTTTTTCATTTTTCATAATTCTGTAATTTTTAAATATTGATAATGTTGTTAAATTTGTTTGCATATACAAATATATAAATATTTTAACAAAAGAACAAATTTTACATTTAATTTAAATCTTCTATATTTTCAATTCCTGCATCTAATTCATATTGTTCAATTTTATTAATGTGCCTAAATGTTTTTAGTTTCCAGGCTTCAGAACGCATTTTATCTTGCTTAATAACTATTCCTTCATGTGGAACAGGATTGTTACAATCAGGAGAATCTAATTCCATATAAAATTTCTTATCATCAGCAAGACGATTTAAGAAATTAGTAAACCAATTTTCATCTTGAATTATATCAGGATATAAATCTTTTGCATATCCATAATAAAATTCAGGAACTGCTTTCAAACCATGCGTTTCACACCATATTTGTACTTCTCTTGGTGAAAACTCATGAACTAGTCCATCTACATTCGTTAGGGTAATGCGATAAACTCTCACTTTAAAATGTTTTTCTGGAGTATATGTTTCTCCTTCTTTTGGAGGAATGCACCCATAATCATAATTTTTCTGAATCCATCCGCCATTAGGCAAAAATCCAACAATTTCAGCATAAATAGTCATACCCTTAATTAGATAAGGTTTTAAATATTCATCTGCTTGTTCCCAAACATCTACTCCATAAAATCCAGGTGTCACGTTTTGATTAATATATTTATTCTTAATTACTGTTCTAGAAGAATAAACATAATCGTATACTTCTTCATAAGGGTTAAATCCTTTACCAGATACAAAATTACTAATACGTTTTATTAGATTAATTGGCTTTTTAGTGAGCACATATGCAGAAATATGAGAAGTGCCATTCCATTTACTCGTAATTGAAATTAAATCATTTGGATCTATTGCGTTTGGGCACTTCCTTAACTGAACTGTATCATAATGTAGTCTAAATTGAGTATCTATGATTCTATCAAAACGTTTTATATTCTTTTGTCTACGGTTATATCGAGATTGAGAATTATTAGAAATTCTTTTTTCAACAATATATTTCTTATTTACCCAAAATTGTTTTCCATTGTGCTCTACACTATCAAACTCTAATCCATTTGTTAATTCTGAATCTGGAATTTCTTGATTAACAGAATCAACAATCCAATCCAATAAAATTTGAATTGGAAGTAAAAAACCTTCAGATATTACACCTCTTAATTTAATTGCTTTAACCCTACCATTATCTTCAAACATTCCAGTCTGTTCTGGATTGGAATTGAGTTGTCCGTGACGATAGAGATTAGCGAACGAAAGAAATTGAGGATTGATAGTTGAGCTGGTTGGGAAATATACATATTTACCGGGTTTAGAATCAATACCAACAATAATGTTATATCCATCAACATAAGCACACTTTAATTTAGTTACTTCTGGGTCTGAATGAGGGTGGAATTCATTTATTTCTACAATTTTTGCTAGATAGTTAATATTAGCATTTTTTGATTTTATAAGTTTCATAAATTTTAAAATTAAGCCTTTTCAGACACTTTGTTATATAAAATGACCTCCTATACCATGTGCCTATAAAAAGTTTAGCACACGGCACAAGAGGCCTTAAATTTTAAATTTTTGACTTTAATTTTTCAACAATATTTTTTAATGTTAAAAATTGTCCTTTTAGAAATATATCATCTGAATTTTCATTTCAAGAATTATCTTTTAAATATTCCTTTAAATGGAGATACAGAGTCATTACTTCAATTAAACTTAAATTAATTTCCATTTATAAAGTTAAGAATAATTTGTGAATCAACTTTTTGTCCAAACTTTTCAATACATGCATCTTGAAACTTTTTAAATGAAGATTTTTCTTTTGGAAAATCTAATCCACTTAAAAAAGATTTAACTTTCTCTTCAGATGGTTCTTCTGGAAGATAATTAACAAGAATTTGTTTTTCAATGTTCTCTTGTTTCCAAAGATCGTCTCTTTTTTGTTCAAGATAAAGTTGAACATTTTCAACTCGTTCTTTATACATTGACTTAAGAATATCGTTTGTTGTAAGTTTAGGGTTTTTAGATAAAATATAATTAAAATCAGATTTTATATTTCTCAAACCAATCAATCGACATTCGTTTTTAGATGAACCAAGAAGCATTTCTTGTTTAATCGCATCGTCAATGTAGAGTAAAAATTGTTCTTTATTCATTTGCAATTTTCCAAAGAGCCTCTTTATTAACAGAATTACAGTAAATATTCTCTATAATTTCATCTGCAACTCTATTATTAAAGATATAAGTTAATAGATCATAGACAATGTTCCACAATTTTTGTACCATTGCAGTATTGGAAATATTGATTCCCAAATCATTCAGTTTATTTTCTTCTGATGCAACAAATTCCAAATCATCAATGAGAGCAAAGAATTCTTTGTCATTCATGGTTTCATTTACGTATTCTTCACGCTCTGAAGATTTTTCAGATTCCTGTTTAGTGATTTCTTTTTCTGCCTCCGCAATTGCGGTATCAAATGCTTCTGGTCCTGCAAAATGAATAAGCATTTTTACAAACGGATCGTTTTTAAAATTCTTAATTTCTTCTTCAGTAAATTTCATAATTGTTTTATTTTTAAAATTAATCTAAATCCTTTTCCCAACGAACACTTCTAAAAGACGGGAGATTTGGAACAGGATGCTCTGTCTTAGTCATACCAAAGTATTTTACAGTTCCCATCTGTCCAATTATTTCATCCAAATGATCTCTATATCATTCTTTTAGAGCTCTATCACCAATAGGTTTTGCTTTAAATTGGGTACCATCTGGCATTTCCATTACAAAACACATGTCCTCGTCACGTAAACCTTCTGCAAGTCCAACTATCTTAAATTCAGAATCTGTAAACAGTTTAATCTTCATCATCCGATTATCTCTTGCACCAGGTTTATACTCTTTTTCTGGATCTCTTACAACTAATCCTTCGTATCCTTTAGAAATGGCTTCATCGTGCATTTGCATGATTTCGTCCAACCCTTTCACTGGTCTATGCTCCACGAATACAATTCTGGAGTCAGATGGTCTATTTTTTGCAAGTTCTCCAAGTTTTTTTGCTCTGAGTTTAAATGGAGTTTGTGTATCAACGATATCATAACAATGAAATACAAGTTCTTTGTGTGCATCTACAAGTTCCTCACGTCTACAAAGACCACTAATTGTTTGAAGATTTCAGAAATGTCGATATATTTCACCATCTAGAATCATTCCAGGATTCTCTGTAAGAATCTGAATAACATATGGATCTTCTCGAATATAAGTGGCAGGAATATCATAATCTTGGCCACCTCTAGAAGAAGTATGGACTTCACCATCACGCATAAAAAGCATTGCTCTCACTCCATCATGTTTATATGACGCTAGCCATTGTTTATCAGTCTGTGATGACTTATCTCTATCCATAACTTTACATAGTTGAGGTTTGATTACTCCATTTTGATCTGTGTTGTCAGTAGGAAGTGCGTTTTCTGCAGACTCTAAAGTAAGTTCTTCTATACCAAGGTCTTTAATGTTTTTATATCCTTTATCAAGATATTTTTTAAGCTCACTATTATATTGTAAAACACCTTGTTCAGTAACAGTTCTTGAAGCTTTACCCCTATGAATCTCTATTACTGGAGCTATAACTTGTTTACCATCTAATAAGCCACTTGATCTTTCAATTATATATGCATGTAAATCATCAGATCAACTAAGGGAAATATCGACTCTACGAATTTTTCCCTTAGCATCTCTGCATATAAGTGTGTCTTGTGCTTTAGCCATTACTTTACTCCACTGTGTCCAAATCCTCCCATTCCTCTATCAGTAGAAGAAAGTTCATCTAATGTATTGACTGGTATCCAATTAATCTGAGGGACTTGATTTAGAACTAACTGAGCAATTCTATCTCCAGGAAGGACAGTAAAATCTTCATCTCCTAGGTTTATAAGAATAACGCCAATACCGTTTCTGTAATCTGAGTCTCAATTTTATTATCCTATTAGCTCTTTATCTAATAGATCTGCATCTTCATTTGTTATACATGCAGTTTGGACTATATCTTCACCTTTATTAAAGGGCAGGGCACTCGTGTCAGTATTACTGTCCTCAGTACAACTGTCTGTTAGGACTCGACTGTTAGTCTCTGAACCCACAATTATATTTCTATAAATGCTTGGCTGCTGATTATCCTCTTCAGGACTTTCCAGCAATTCACCCTGTTTAACGACGACTTGACTTGTGATGTTTAAATCTATAATTTGTTCATAAAATTGTTTTTGTTCTTCTGTACACATTGAATAAAATGTTTCTCTGCTAATTATTCCAGTATGCAATGCATGAATAAGAATGTTCCCAAATCACCTATGTATTAACATATGTACGTCTCTAGGAATCACAACTAAGTTTGTTAATTCATTATTATCATGATCAGCATCTTTATGGTGAATGTCATAACCATTAATGTTTTTTCTTAAACCAAAATAATTTTTTACAATTCTAGTGTGAACATCAGATTTTCTTTTGTTTGCCCTAATTGAATCTTTTAATTTTGTTTCAAGACCTTTATAATTTGGGTTATTTTCTCCAGTTTTTGTCAAACTTCTATATTTATTTGAACATGCTATACTGCAACACACTCTTTTTGTTGCTTGACTTTGTTTAACAAAGAATTTCGTATGACAAATTGGACATTCTTTTTCTACTTGTGTATTGTATTTTTTAGCGTTGTATTTACCCAAACATTCTTTAGAACAGCAAAGATATTTTCTTGCTCTAGAGGCTGGTACAAATTCGTGCTTACCGCATTCTGCACAAACAACCTCAATCTTATTAGCATTACCTTTTTTTAAACAACCTGTGGCTTTACAATATTCATTATAGCACTCTCTACAGCAAAACTCTGTTTCTATTTTCTTAGCATAGAATATTTTACCACAATTTTTACAAACTTTTTCGTACATAATATAAAATTTTAAACATTGAAATTTCTTTTACAAATATACGAAAATTAATTATAAATTCAAAATCTTTCTTAATTAATCGTCCCTGGAGAATTTAGCACAAATACTTGTTTCTTAGCTGCAAGTCCACTTCTTGAGCGTACTTGAATCTCATAACCTACTGGAATTTCTACATGCAAACCAGTTGGAATAATTGCGCATTTTCCTGGTTTAATTATAACAGCTTGGTCTAAACTTGCTCTAACGTCCATTCCAGCAGAACCAATTGTTTCATATTTGGGAAGTTCATTACTTCCAGCATTGTAAATTTTTACGTCAATCATTATACTTCATTTTCATCAACATAAATCTTGTCTTTACTAAATCTATCATACCTCCAATTAGCAATAACAAGATCATCTTCAACAAGCATCCAAGAAACTTCGGATTCTTTATAGCCTAATACGTTATATACAAAATCAGAGTAATCGTCAATATCATCAGGAACGCTTCTTATAATATCAACATCTCCAAGTTCATAATTAAGAACAATTAACACCATACTGGATAAATATCATCGGTTTCTTCATCATATCTAAATGCCTCAAATGATGGCTTTTTATCAAATACATACCAATCAATGTGGTCTATATCATATCCAAGTGAAGAAATAAATTCTTCTTGTCCATCAAGTTCATCTAATGCTGGAATATTGCCAGCATTAATTAAATCACAACTGCCAGCAATATAATTAACAACTAATATCCACATATCATTCATTATTTTCATTTTTCTTTCATACTCTTTGATTACGAGAACCTCGTCATTTAAGAGATAGATCTTTTTGTTCTTCTATAAATGGACCATCTACAATAACATCTACATATTTATCTAGCATTTCTTTAAATGTTGAGTGTGAAACACCATCTGAATATGTACTTCTTAGAAGTCATTTGTTATCTGTCATATCATTTCCAGTTCAAATCCAAATTGTTTTATTCGGAAATAATTGTTTGAACTGTTGACAGATTCTTATTACAGTATCTCCATTTTGTGGATTTAATGGTTCTCCACCAAGAATAGATAATCCTGAAACCCATTCATGATCACAAAGTGACATTAGATAATTATTTACTTCGTGATTATATTCTTTTCCACCTTTAAAGTCTCATGTTTCTGAGTTGAAACAACCTTTACAATGTCTTGCACAACCTTGTGTAAACAGAGATACTCTAATTCCTGGCCCATTTGATATATCAAACTTATAAATATCTGCGTATCTCATATTAGTTTGCATGTTTTACACGATCTTCAACTTCATCTTGTTTGCCAAGATTGAAGTTACGATAATCTGTAGACAAGTATCCGGTTACTCTTCTTAATCGTTTAATATTAGAACTTCCACAAATTGGACAAGTTGGGCCAATTTCATCAATATATCCGCACTCTTGACATTGATCATTTGGCAAATTTATTGCAAAGTAAGGAATGTCATGGTCCATAGCATAATTGACAATTGTCTCCAATGCTTCTGTATTATTTTTAGCAGACGAAGGAAGTTCAATATATGTAATACAACCAGCATTAGAATATCCAGTAAGTTGTGATTCAATATCAATTTTTTCCATTGGTGTTAAATTGTGCCAAACTGGAACATGCATTGAGTTTGTAAAATACTCTCTATCTGAAACATTAGGAATGATTCCATATTTTTCTCTAAACTTCTTCAAGGCTGTATAACAGAGGTTTTCTGCCGGAGTATTGTAGTTTCCAAAATTAAGATGATATTCTTTCTTAAATTCAGCTGTTCTAGTATTAAAAAGCTTTTCAATTCGTTTAGCAAGATCCATTCCTTCTGGTGTAGTATGATCTTTACCAATCAAAAGATGTAATGTTTCTGCTAAACCCAATTTTCCAATAACAAGTGTACCGTGCTTTAAAGCCGATTTAATTCCTTCTTCTGGAATGTAACCAGCCATAGTATGATTCTGATACATAAACTTTGCTGCATCTGCTGGTTGTCTACACATTAGTTTGTATCTTTCCAGAAGCATGTCTTTTGCTTCATGAATTTTCTTATCAAGAAGCTCCATAAATGGTTCAACCTCTCTATTTGCTTCCATAGCAAGTGTTGGCATTATAATTGTTACTGGTGCAAGGTTTCCTCTACCATCTTTTTGGAATCCTAAGCCATTAATATCAAAACCATTATAGGTTCTACACAATTTTTAATTAGACTATATCTTCTACCTATTTGGTAGTTGTGCGCTTCGAATCCGCGCTTATCTCGGATTCTACTCCCTTACATTCATCAGGGATAGTCGTTACACTTTCTAAATATTTAAAATTATAATCATAGTTATTTGTAATCTTAGTACCTTTTAGAATTGCTGTAATAGTTTTTCTATTTAATCCAAGTATGTTAGCACAAGATCTAATACTATCAAAATCTATAACTTCATTTGTTATTTTATTGATAGTTCTAATTTTATGAGAACGTTTCTTTGAGTGATAAAGATTACTATCATAACCGTGTTGTGTATTTTTAGCATTTGTTGTTCACTCTAGATTATTCAAATCGTTATTAAGTTTATTACCATCTATATGATTAATTTGTGGTAAATTGTTAGGATTTGGGAGTAATGTCTCTGCTATTAAGCGATGTACTCTAATATACTTTCGCTTCCCGTTTAGCCTAAAAACAACTTGATAATAACCTGTATTGTCTACTCATTTACTAAATTTGTGGTACTCTTTTCCAGTCCACTTAAATACATCTCCATTCTCAACGAAAATGTTAGGATAAATCGTTTCTGTCATAATATTATATTTTTAATTATTTTATACAAATATAATAAAAAAGTTCGACATATCCAAATAATTTTAAATATTTAGTTTAGCACGGTCTCATCATTTTGACCTAACCGTTAGCCTTATAAAAGACACCCGCGAGCGCGGTTCACACAATTTTAAATGGGCTGTGACCTATTGGTTTACCCATTGTGGATACGTATGTACAAGGATCATTAACATCGTATCCTTTATTAACACTTCAATCTACATTTGCGTAATTGGGATATAAACGAAGTGCTGTAGATTTTAGTGCAAGTTTAAATAAATCGTAATTTGGATCGCCTGGTTTACGATTTACACCATTCATGCACTGGAAAATACCACAAGGGAAGATTGGAGTCTTATGATTATTACCCAATCCAGCAATAGATGCATCAAGAATGGCTTTAGTAACCATTCTTCCCTCTACAAGTGTACAAGTACCATAGTTGATGCTTGTAAAAGGTAGTTGTGATCCTGAACGTGACTGGAGTGAATTGAGGTTGTGATACAATCCTTCTACGGCTTGATAGATCTCTCTTTCTGTCATATCCAATGCATACTTATATGCTTTTTCTGAATATGTTTTATAGTCAGATTCCGTAATAGGTAAATCACTATGAAAACTATAGTCCAATTCACGATCTTCTAAATATTTTACACCATCTTTATAGTGTTTGTAAAAACTTTTTCTAACATACGGAACCATTGTCCAATCCAAGTGACTTGCAGATACACCACCAAATTGTTCTAGAGACTGGCATTGAAAAATAACAGCAACAAGTTGCATCGCTGTATTTACAGAACCTGCGGGTCTAATATCAGTGTTTCTAACTTTAAACCCATTTGCGAGTAAATCATCAAATGGGATTGTCAGACAATTATGCATACCTGTAGCATACTTATCAAGATCGTGAATATATATTTCATTATTTAAATGATTATTTCTAGCCATAGAAGACATATAATCATTTAGTGCTAAATCTTTTAACATTGCACTGTCTGCTTCTCCAATTCTTCCTCCAAAACTTGCTTCGTCTACATTTGCGTTTTGATTCTGAATATTTGTTGCCTCTATTTTATCTTGAATCTTTTTACGAATAGTAGCACGTTCTGTACGATATCTATCATAAGCAAATCCGACATCGTACCATTTATGTTCCATTAATGATTTTTCGACAAAATCTTGAATCTCTTCAACTGTTTTATCTTCTTTGAATGTGGAACAAAGAGTCTCCAGATAATTTATAAGACTGTCTGGAGCATCAGTCTGTTCAACCGCTTTAAATGCTTTGTTTACAGCATTTTTAATTTTTTGAAAGTTAAACGGTTCAATACTTCCGTTACGTTTAATAACATTTATCATATTACTTCAATAGATTAAATAAAGAGTCTATAAGTAAAGTCTTTTCATACTTTGCCATAATATCTTTATTATCATCAGTAATGATTTGAGTAAATGCATTATAATAGTTAAACACACTACATTCTTCTGTATCTTTTACATAATATGGAGATTTGGAGTCCATATATACCATTTGAAAAGCTTTTACACACATTGCACTAGAAATCTTTGCTTTACCTCCACTATTATTCCATTCTAGTGTCATTGCTTTTTCAATTTGCTCTCCAAGTACACGATGTACAGAATCTGGATCTCTATCCAAGAATGTATTTTTCATATTCTTTAGTCTGATTTCAAGATCATTTGCTTGTTCCATCAAACTTCTAATAGAATATTTAAAGTTTTCTCCTGGTTGAAGTTCTTCAACCTTAAGCCAGTCTGGGTTAAATACGCATAAGTTTGTACATGCACGATTAAGAGAACCTCTATAGACTTTATATACTGGTGTTCTTACATCCAATCCATATAAAAGACTATATACTTCATCGTGATTATCAATACAATACTTATCCGGCATTACTGCCTGAATCCAGACTCTATTATAAGTCATATCCTCATCACCATCAGTTAATGTAATTTGATCTGGCGTCTGGACATTTACTATAAACTTATCTGTAAATTTTGACATTTCGTCAAAGAATGGCTGAACATAATCAGCCGTAGGAAGATATTCTTTTCCCTTTATAATTGTAGGTTTGCCTTTAAGCAGCAATTCCGGTGTAATTTCCATAAATATATTCTTCTATTTTGCATTCTCATTTTCTCTCTCGTCTTTTATTTATAAGACAATTTGGATCTAAATAATGCCTTATATTTAGTTTAGAGAGAGGTTTTCCATCTTCCATTATCATTTTTGCTTCATACGCACAAGATTGTTCGTATGTTACACCAATAGTACATATTTCTATTGTTCATCCCTCTGTTACTAGATCAGAAAACAAATCGTTCTTATGATTTGTTGCTCGCATGTGTTTTACATTGTATTCTGGAGTTCTTCCAAAGTAATATTTTCCACGACCATAGTATCTAGTAATACCCTGAGGATCAATTGCTTTATAGTTACAGAAATCTATGCACTTATCCCTTTTGTTGATCGGTTTAAAGACCTTTTCGTTATCTACGGGATTTAATACAAGTATAATTCCTGACTTAAGTCTTCGCTGTATATACATTATTTCCTTAATAGATAAAAAAATAAGGCCAGGCATCACAAGATACCCGGCCTATTTTACATTGTTAATCAGCCGATTAATTAAAACTGACGTTCGTTACCAAAGACGATATAAGTACCTTCCTTGGTGTTAGTAGAAGGAACATAGTCAAGGGTGAAAGCAAGATCTTTACCCTCAGTGACGTGATAAACAATAACACACTCAAGATCAGTCTTGAGATCGACCATGGCCTTCTTTGCCTTCTTCTCAGCTTCATCCTTCTTGGATGCAGTGAGAACTACAGCACCGTTGTCCTTACGACGGACTTCGTAAACGCGCTCAATGTTCTTGCGACCCTCGACCACATTATTTGTGTACTTGTACGGACGCTCACGGGTGTCAGCACTACCACCTGCTACAACAACCATAAGACCAACACCCTCGGCACTGGCAAGATGATTCTTCTGGAGAGAATCAATAGCAAACTCCTTAAAGGACTTGTCAGTAGTTGGAGAACCTGCATTCTTCCAAGACATGGTAACATTACGGACAACAGTCATACCGAGATCAGCGGCCTTAGCCTTTGCTTCCTCCATAGAGAAAGCCTTAATTTCAAAACGCTTCATAAATCAATTAATTTTTAAAACATTAGTTCAATAGGAGTTCTTTAACCATCCCTATCTCCTTTAAAGGGATTTTGATTCCGTCAACAATTTGTTTGTATCTTTCGGAATCAACAATACAAAGATACAAACTTTTTTTGAATAAAACAAATTTGAATATGAAAATTTTATATTTTATATAAAATTAAACTCTTGATCATATCCAAATAATTCGCAAGCAGCAACTCTTTTTATAAGTTCTTCAAATTCTTCTTTACCTCTTTTTAGGTGATTCTTACTAATATTAATGCACTTTGAAGAATAATCTGGAAGAGTCTGTACAGCTAAAATATTGCAATCTAAAGTCCACCCGAGTTCCTTTGAAACACCATATTTCTGTTGGCAATAATGCCAAAGAATCATACTATAAATATACATTTGACGATAGTATTGATACTTAAAGAAACTACCATACTCTTGATTCATAAACCAATTAACTGGATGTCCGGTTGTTTTTAGATCGTTTAAAGTTACAACTTTATCATCAAAATTAATTGTCCAGTTATCAATCTTCAGCTTAAATGGAAGTCTAACACATCTACTATCTTCATAAGTAACAAGAAAGTCCATAAAGATTGCGTCTTCATTAAATGAAGGACAAGGATCATCAAACATGTCAGTTGGATGAAGTTTGTTCATTATCTGTTTATTATCGTAACATGACTGTAAACAAGATGTAACTAAATCGTGATCTTTATCGGATAGAAAAATTTCTTCTTGTTTCTTTTTCTTCCATCTTGGTTGATCAAGAGCTTCCCAATATGGTGTACACTTTTCAATAATTCCTGGAATTTTAGATTCGATCTGATTCACATAATATCCAATCTTTTTACTTGCTTCTCTAATTGTATCTTCAATCGAGACACCTTCCTTTCTATGAGTATAAACATAATCTGCAACTTCACCTAATTTTGCAGTAGGTTTTCCCATTTTTGGAGCAAGTACAAAATCATCTGGCTGCAAAAGAATTTCATGAATTGCACTCAATTATATTACCCTATAGGCTTTTTATCCTATAGTTCTTATTCTTCTAATTTGAATAAGTTTAGCATACATTTTCATCTTATTTTAAGATGACGGGCGCTCGTGGGAATATTATATTTATTCAATTCCTATGCGTTACACTACTAACTCACCTTGCGAAATCGAATTAGTTAGCACGGTATTTTCATCACAGAATTCACCGTTTTCGTCCGTTTCATCATCTGCAATTTCTTGCAGAGCGGGCAGTAATTCTTTTAAAATTACTAGCATTTCTTGCTTAATATTAGAATTATATTTTATTTCAAATAAACGTATGTTTGTTTCCTTACAATAATTTCTTAGATCTTCGTCTCGTTTTAATTGTTCTTTCAATCTACTATCTCCTCCAAAATAATCAATTGATTCGTAATGTTGCTTACCATTATACTCTATAATAAAATTTTTATTTGGCGTTTCAATATAAAAATCAAATCTATAATTTCTATTTGGAGTAAAATATACATATTGAGACTTGTATGGTATACCTCAAGTATCTAAGAAAAACATTACATCTCGTTCTCCATGAGAAAATGAGCATTCCGGACATCCCTCACCATGTAAATGATGATTTGCGTTTTGTCAGAATTCTCCATGTTTTGGACAGATAATTTTAACTGGTGTTTTACAATTATAATACTTAACTTGACTATAATCATATTTATCTCCATGAACTAATTTTGCTTTTCTAATAAAATCCTCTGTGTTTGATCTAGTCTTTTCTCCATGAGCTATCATTGCACAATGCTTGCAACCAAAACGATATATGTTATTTGCATTTGTATATCTAATGGTTCCACATTTTTTACATCGTACTTTCACGTGCATACAATCTTCAAATTCAAGTAATTCAAATTCAGAATCATCAAATTTTGATAAAAAATACTTCAGAGATCTTTCTTTAGTTGCATTTTTTACACCACATTGCGGACAACCACGTTTTGAAGAAGCAACTGATCGAGCTGTTGTTTCTCATTCATGTCCACAATTATTACAGTGAAGTGTAACTTTATTGTTTGCACCTGTATATTCAGAGATGATATTTATATAAGGAAATCTTTCTCAAATTTCATTTTGAGCCTCTTCTTTTGTTTTCTTTGTGTTTCTTTGCGGCATAATTTTAAAATTTTAAGTTTCACATTTTTGTATTTCAATCTAATGTTAGATTATTATAACACAAAGATAACATTTTTATTTGAATAAAACAAATTTACATTAAATTTTCTTACAAGTAATTTTAATTTCTACCGATCTTTAATGAGCTTGTGCTTATATGTGGATTTTCCAGATATTTCATTGGATTTCCACCTTGAGTAGGATCAATATTCTTTAATCTAGAATTACTAATGTACCTACTATACTTTTTGCTGAAATATATTTCGTCAGAGATATCTTTTCTTTTTATTGTACTAATATCAGGTACAATTTTAAAGTCTGAAAATCGTAAATCCATTACTTCAATGATAAATTTAAATCATAAATTCTATGATGTCCAACGTCATAGTGTTTATTAGTAGGACTATTCATAAGATAACAAAATATTCCAGCATTAAGACACTCTTTATATGTTTCATACTTATCGTCAATCATGACATCTGTATTTAATTGTTTAAGAGTATCAATCTTAGATACATTCCAAGGTAAACTATAGATTTTTGCTTTAGGAAGATTGTTTTTCTGAATGGCTTCCTGAGTCCATTCTACCGGAATTGATCTAGCAGTAACATAATAATCTACTTCAAAGGAAGGGATATTTTTTACTGGCATATTTACCCAAAAATCTTTATCTTGCTGCAGTGTTTTGAGATTTTCTCCCATGTTATAATCACCGTTCCAATAATCTGATGTTTTAACACCAAATCTAGATTCATATGCACCAATAAAATCAAAAATACAATCATCTAGATCTACGCAAACAATAGGCTTGTTTAATGGCGCAATTTTTCTATCGTCTCCTTGAGGAAACGTACTATAAAATTCAGCAAGAATTAAACTCTGCATTGCTACTGTAGCAATATTAAGATTTCCGTTTTTATCGTAATCGTGCCCAAGCTCAAATTCCGTTAAAGCTTGTTTAAGCTTAGAAAGTACGTCTGTCCAAGACAGTCCGTACTTCCAAGCATCAACCTCGTGTTTTTCAAGTTTTGAGGTAAAAACTTTGTTGACTTCATTAAGTCCCCTTACAGGAATTAAGTCATATCTAATCTTCTGATTCATCTAAATAGAATTTATCTTCTTCTTTATTATATTTAACTTTCGGATTATCCCAAAAATAATATTGTTCTTCTATTTCTACTATTCTGTCCCCAAATTTTCCATAACTATCATCATAAATTAGGTGATCATTAACCCAATCATCTGGATATTCTATTTTGTCACCATCCTTGTCAATGACATATACTGGATCGTGTCTATTAGAAACATAATCTTCTATTGCTTCACACCACCAACAACAATCGTCACAATAATATTCTCCATCAAATTCAGAACCGTGCAATTCGTCTGGGCAGTCATCTTCTGATCCATAGAATGTTGCACCACAATTATCACAGACCCAAGTACAATTGTCAGAACTATAACTACCATCAGTAGAATCTAATTCTCCATAAAACTCTGAACTTGGTTGAGTACAAATTCTGTGATTTTCATCATAGTATCTGAAAGAATCAACATACGGAAAATAATTATAATGCTTCTTTATGTCAAGTACAATTCGCTGATATGTTGTTTCGTTATAATCATCATCTGGAGTTTTCCATCCTTGTGTATCACCTGTACTAAGTAGCGAGTTGTACTCTCTAATCCACCATTTGTTCTCCTTTGCGTAATCAATAAAGCAATTTTCAAGATAATCCATACAAGTATAAATGCGATCTAGCAATGTTACTCCATTTGGAAGTTCCCAGACAATTGCTCTACCAGTTAAAAGTCCGTCTTTTGTGGAAATAAGCATTTTTGCATTATCTACATAAATGTCCATATACTTCTGACATTCGCAATATCGCATGCAACTGTTTCCTAGAGTACCAGCAATTTTATAATAATTATCTTCAAGATACCATTTTCTAATATCTTCTCCTTCAACTATCTCAAAGTTAGTACAACAACAAATTTCAGATTTCAAACGATTGTTAAATTGTTCCCAATCATAGGTTTTAAATTCATTGCGAACCAGCTTCTGAAAGATTCTAGCTGGTTTGCCAGATTGACGATTGTGTCTTGCCCAATCGCCTCTTTCGTTATATTCTGGTTCTTTACCTTCTGGCAAAAAAGATACTTCAAAATCACCTCCAATTCTTGCAGTGATCATTCTTACTGAACGTGTAACTAATTCGTCAATTGCATCTGGAACAAGACTAAATACAGAATATAGATCAGAATCTTCTTTAATCCAAGAGTTTTGATTGTAAACATCTGTTAGTTCATGAGCCTTACAAATAACTTTAGCAATAGGGTCATCATACTTTGTTTTAACGGATTTCATAATCTCAAAAAGAGTACCGCTAAGAATAGGTAAAAGTTTTTCCATTAATGTTTCCTTTTCAAAAATTTAATATTTTATCTATGGACATTAATGGGACTAATTACTAGTCCCATCTACCGGATTCAATCCGGCTAAAATTAACTGTGAGATATACATCACAAGATCTTTTGATATATCCTCGTCTTTATCTGGCATTGGTTCAATCTGAACTTCTTTGATTTCAACTATATCTGTTTCTTCATTATATTCCATTGGGATTATAACTACTCGGTTTTCTCCGTTAATGCTAATTTTTACTTTCTGCATATAATATAAAAGGAAGCCCTAATTATCAGGGCTTCCTGCGTAAGGTTTAATTAATTTATAAAACAATGACTTGTCCATAATTACTGCTTCACCAACTGAAACAATATTTACTTCTCTTTTTTCTTGTTTTGATCAAATAATAACAAATTCTTTTGGATCTACTGTAGATTCAGACCTAATCTTGAAATAAGATGGGATGGATTGAGTTGATTTTAACTGAATTTTACAAGGTAGTTTATCTGCCTTATCAATTAAATCCACTTTATTATCATCCATTGCTTTAGATTCGCTACGTGAAGTTACAACTTCTATAAATCCAAGTTCTCTTAATTCTTTTGCTATTTTAGTCTCATAAGCATGTCCTTTAGTTCTAGAATAAGATTTGCTTCTCTTACGTTTAGGCTTTTCTATTTCTTCCATATTTGGAAGTTCTATTTCTTGTTTTTTACTCCTTGCCATAATACGATTTTACTTTATTTATTAATTCCAAAGTTTTCTTATAACCGAATGTTTTTCGATAGTCAGAAATATCCTTTGCATCTTCTGGATTTAATTTTAAACATGTGACATCTGGAAATTGTTTCCTTATTTTTCACATAGCAGACATACCTGGACGGTCATTATCGTATAAAACAAATATCTGCTTAAATTTCTTTTTTATCTTTTCGTATTGGCTTTCTGTTAAAAACAAATTTTCAGAACATGGAGCTATTGCCGTAATTCCAAATTCATATAAACACATTACATCTTTTAAAGATTTTGTTATTACAATATAATCTCCTCCTTCTTTTGGAAGCATGTGTGCTCCTTGAATTTGTGTAGATTTTCAATTAGAGATAAACTTATATTTCCTTTGAGATGGAAAATAAATGCGTCATTGTTCTATATTGTCTTTAATGCCACCATAATATCCAAATATTGGTTTATTATCAACATTTTGATAAAATAAATTACCATTCAATCATACAGAATCAATTGGATATACTTTAAACTTTTTTAACGTTCTTGTATTTATTCCGTATCTCAATCATCAATTTAATTCTTTCTGATTAAATTCTCTAGTTTGAACTTGTATGATGGCTGATTTACTTTCTTCAAATTTGATTCCGGAATATTCATATTTTGGTTTATTTTCTTTTAAATCTGGTCTATGAATAATTCCGAAATCATTTGCTATTATTTGAAGAGACATATAATAGGAGACTCCGAATAGTTGTTGGACAAATCCAAAACAATCTAAACATGAACCGTCTCCAAAATCTTTAAGCATTAATCTACCTTTTTTGTTTTTGTAAAAAGCCACAGTTGGTCTTTTATCTGGTCGCAATTTTGAACAGAAAAGACCTTTTTGTACTTTTACACCATAATGCTCAAAGATCTGTTCTTCAGAGACCTTAAAAAGAATCAATTCTTTTGTTATGTTTAGTGGCTCCAGAGTAATCTCCATTATATGTTAATTAGAATGGGAGATCAGAATCTTTATCCTCAGAGATTCCCAATGCATCACTAAGTCCATCGAGCGTACTGTCACTCTGTGCAGCCATATTAGTAGGACGTGTGTTCTGAGCAGCTTCAATTCTACGCTGTTCAGACTGAGAAAGGGTAAGATTATGACCAATAAAACGAGTTGCAATACCAAGAGCACCGGCTTTATTAATACGAGCAGGGAATCCAGGAATTGCATTAAATCCATTAGATTGAGGCACAAATTTAACTTCTACTTCAGTACCAATATATGGATTGGTGAGTTTCATTGCCATTTTAACAACAGTGGCAAAATCACCAGTAATCTTAGTTGTTCCATTGTCAATACCTTCGCCAATACTAGGATCAAGTGCATCAAAAATCTGACGAAGAGCGA